GGGTTTTTCCTTTCTTTCGCTCAGTCTAAAGGGTCAGCGTCGACGCCTGCCCCTGCAGCTGATGCTTCTAGTTCCGTGCCCTGGTTTTTGCCCCACTGCCGAATGCCTGCAGCAGCACACCAAGCGGCCAGGATTGTTGGGTAGATGGCCGACAAGATACCCCAGTCCGTTTCAGGTGCATACCAGAGGGCCACCAAAATGACAGGGAAGCCCAAGACCATATTGGCCGTGAGCCCCCAAAAACCAACCTGACGCCACCACCTGGCACTTACGGATCGAGCGCAAGTTCCATTTGGCTTTTTGCTTTGGTCTTCCATTCATCCCGCTCCTTTGCGGTTACGGCGAGAAGAGCGTGCAGCTCCTCAATCTTGGCCATGGCCTGAGCCAGGTCTCCCGCCAGATTTGTAGCGCGGTCTCCCAGGAAAGCCCTCTGCACCCTCAGCTCCTCAAGGAGTGCATTCATGCGGACTGGGTCCTGTTCAACCGGGGTTTGTGTCTCCGTCGTCATATCTTCTCCTAGCTCGTCGGAGCAATCAGCTCCAGGTAGATCAGGCAGACACGAACCGCGCCAGCCGTGAAATTCGATCCGTTGGCAGTGAGCACAACGTTGGTCGTGCCATAGTTGCCCGACGGTCCAATAGTCCCCTGGTTCGTGGTTCCAGCTGCGAGACCCAGAGAGCCTCCAAATCGGCCAGCAGTAGTTCCGTCTCCGCAATCGAAGTTAGTCGCCCCTGTGATCGTCGTGGTCACCCGCAGCGAGACGCCGAGGATGATGCTCTGGTTGGGGAACGAAGCCGTCGTCGTGGCGGTTGCACCAGACAGACCGGTCAGCTCCTCTTCGATCACACGAAGCCGTAGAGCACCCCCATTCGCCTCGTTGACGTTCAGCTCAGGCGTATAGAAGTCGGTCGCCGAAAGATCGTTCTGGATCACTTGAGCTATGCTGAAGCCCGTCCCGACCTTGACCGTGAAGTCATTGTTGCCCTGCAGACCGACGGACGCATGATGCGAAAAGCCCGTCTGGAAGTTTAGGATAGCATTGTCCCCAGCCGCGTTTTTGTTGAGAGTGGCCTGGCTGTTCGAGCCGGCGTTGTTTAGCAGGAAGTCCCCAGTCGACGACGTGATTTGAGTATTGGTCAGCTTCAGGCGCTCAGAGCCTCCAGTCGCAAACCCAAGTTCGTTGGCAGCATTCCGATACATACCCGTATCGCTATCCGTAGGAAACGAATAGGCAGGGGAGGCTGCAGAACCGTTGCCAAAGCTCGGGACGGACGGAGACCAGGAGGACCCATCAAAAATCAGGAGCTCGTTGGTGGTCTGGTTGTAGCACCTCCATCCTTCGGCCGGCGTGAAGAAAATCCACTCAGCGTTGATGAAGCAGGCGATATTGTCCTCTTGTCCGGCCCAGGCTCCAGTGGCAGTGGCAAAAGGGATATACTTGTCACCCTCCGAAGGAGACCCCGGAGGTGCAGTGTTATCGGCGCGGATCACTGTGAGGTTCATGGCCGTATCGACCACGCGGAGAGCCTCATTGACCGTCACATACTTTTGAGCCTGGGACGCTGCCAGCTCAATGATGGAGAAATTTGGGGTCGTCATGCGGCCTCCTTAAAGCGTTGCTTCCGCTTGACGTCCTCGGCCGATAGAGGTAGACTTCTGCCACACCCGGATAGTGTAACTGTCCAACGCTCCGCCGTCCGAGGTCTGCTCAGCGGTGGTGTAAGTATATGATGGCACCGTCAAATCGGAAACCGTTCTTAGCAGTGTTGGTCCAGACGGGTCGTATATTTCGAGGTCATAGCGCTCATTTTCTTCGTTCAATGGCGTGCTCTCTTCCTCAAAGTCGTCCCCTGAGAACCGTGTCCTGCGGACCCAGGTGAATGTGACTTCGGTAGACCCAGCCGTCGGTTCTTTGCGAAGAGCGTGAGGGGCGTAGGGCAACAAGCCCGTGGCCTTGCCGGTATGCGACACGTCCTGGAAGATTGCCGAACCTGTATCAACGCCAGCGGGTCCATAGCGATAGTCCACATCAAAGGTCTTTTGGCCTTGCGGAAGATCGATATAGTTGATAGCTGGCTGCTCGAGCAGGATGAATTTTGCCCCGGATGCCAGGGTGCTATCCATGATTGCCTCGGTCCCCAGCTGACCACGGAGCAGACCTGTCAGGTCATACAGTGGCAAGCCTTCGGGTGAGGACGATCCAGTGAGCGTGGCCGTGGTGAATTGAATGACCTCCCAGAAGCCCGACGATGTTTCGACTGCCACGGCGTTTGCGCCATTGAGGACCTCGGTCTTCGTGGCACTCAGGAGAGTTGCCGAAGGATTGTAGAGCATAACGGACAAAGTGCCCGAGCCGTCAAAGCGCCACGGATCAGCTGAAGCCAGCGTTGCGGTAGTCTCGCCCAGGACGCCTTCCAGGGTCAGCTGCTTGTTCAGGGTAAGCGAACCTCCTTCCTTGCGGTAGAAGTCCACTGACGCCGGGAAGGGGGATTGATAGGTTGCGAGGCGAGGAGACCAAGGCTGAGGCTCTTCCCCGTTGACGAGAGGCATCTCCAGGATATACAGGATCGACCGGCCGAAGACAGGAATGTCCCCCGTGAAGTTCCCGGTCGTGGAGAAAGTCAGCGTCTCAAACACCGACACATCATGGCTTGCGGTGCTCATGCTCAGGTCAGTGCCGCGTTCAATCCGACCGATGATGTGCTTGATCGTCCGACCGCCGCTGGCCATGGAGATACCGTCCGACGGGTCAAGCGCCAGATAGCTCGGAGGCAATTTCAGCTCCCCGCGCTCCCGTGCAGACCAGGCCTGTTGGATGAGAACCTCACTGAGAGAGCGGGCATATTCCTCCGTCAGCACAATCGGGAAACGCTGGTTGATAACGTTGCGACTGGAACCGACGAGGCGAACACCACCAACCGATCCGACCTGATATTCCTTGGCCTCGTCGATGAAGCTGACAGTCGAACCAGAGGGCAACTCAGTTTCCTGGGTCCGTGTGAGCTGGAAGCCTCCTACATCTTCCCCGCTCACGACGAGTTCGTCCTCTGTCACCGTAGTGAAGAGGGTGTTGCTACGCAGCTGGAATTTGATCTTGCCGCCAGTTTCGAAACCGTCGAACAGGAAAGCGTTTGACAGAGGAGCCAGCATCTCACGCGGAGAGGCTTGAGTGTCAATGACATATCCCCGAACAATTGCCGCACTGTTGACCAGCCCGGTGATGTCGATGTCGCTTTCTGCCAGGCCTCCGATTTTGCAAATCTCGCGAACCAGTTGGCCCAGGGTGAGAACCCCAACGCGGCCATTCAGCCAGTGACCGAGACGATAGTTCGGACCATCAGACCAAATGTCAGAGCGATACGGGAATGCAGGGTATGGCCGAGCGTCCCATGTCCAAGCATACATATCCGACGGATCGATCATTGTGATCGGGGAGGTCGGGGAGTTGTCCCGCCAGTAAGCAATCATAGCCTCATAATAGAGGCGCTGGATAAAGTCGTCGCGATTACCCGAGCTGTGGTAGGGCAGGAAGCTCTCAGAAGACTTGGGGTCAAAGAAGACGTTTGGCTGATTGGTAGCCTTGTCGACGGCAGGAGCACCCAGCTCGGAGAAGATAACCTTCTTGCTGTTCACGGTCCAAGTGTCCACTGAGCCTGAGGCTCCGTCGTTCAGAGCCACGACCGACGCATCGCGAGTGCCACCAGGACGCGACCGGTGCGATTGGTTCCACCAATTCCGAATATCCTTCTGGCGGAACACCCAATGCTCTGAGTGAGCAGTGTCTTCAATCTTGGTCCTGGTCTGGCTTTCGCGGTCGGCGTCACTGGCATAGAAATAGTCGTAGCCTTCGCCTCCTTCGACCTGCCCCTTCAGATAGTCCTTGTCATAGATGGACGTCGATTGGGGGAAGCTGGCAGAGCCAAAGGTCCCGGTCGTCGCATACGCCGTGACGTCCCCGGTGCCATAGTCCTCATGAGCCGTTCCATCCCTCCAGTCGGAGAGAGGCATATAGTTGTCGATGGCCACGAAGTCACAATCCGCATGCCCCCAAATAGCGTCCATATTGAAGTAGACGTCATTGGACCCATCGCTCGGCCGGTGGGAATGATACTCGGACCAGTCCGCGGCGTAAGATAGCTTCACGCCAGTAAGCCCTTGTGCATCGAAAATAGCCCGAACGTCTTCCATAAGCTGCACTAGGGCATTTACCCCTGGATAGATAGTCGAGCCTGTCGCCGTGGACGCCGCAGTCGACCGGATGCGAGTAATCCCCCGCAGCTCGGTGCCGATGAAGAAGGTATTGAACTTTGAGGGAGTATCCAACGAATTGGCTGCAGCCGCACAGAGGTGAGCATAGTGCAGGACCATTCGGCGATACCCGAAGTCTGTGGAGCTCCCAGTATAGTTGACCGTCGTTCCGCTGATCGAGAAGTCCGAGGCCGTGACCGACCCAAACAGGCTATCGACCTCCGTTTGGGCAGTGGCGGTCTTATCCACCGACGGGAGGCTGGTGGTGATGCGTCCCCGCCAAGGATAGACCGGCTGACCTGCAGCGCCTGTCTCAGTATCCGGGAGGGTGTTTCCAGCCTCAATATCCATCAGGATGAACGGATAGAAGTTCACGTCCAAGCCGTCTTCATTGGCCATGCGTTGAATTGCTTCCACAATGGAGAAGTCAGCGGGCGTCCCGCCGAACGCAGGATTGCCGTCCCCGTCAATGGACACGGCTTCCACCTGGGGGCTCGACCTGACAAGGCCATTCACCAGCCAAGAATTCGGGAGCAACTGACGACCCGTCTTGAGCTCGACCTTCGGCTTAAATTCGCAATGGCTCGCGCGTAGGTCCGTGCCAAACCAGCCCGTTACCAGGTTCACCTTTCCGTTGTTGGGAAGCTGCTTGGTCAGGTTGTCCATCGAGTTCGCCAGGTTCGACTGGCTGCGGGAGAGGTTCACGTTCTCTGGGACAGCGTTGCCAAACCCATCGTCACGCACAGTGGGCGTTGTTGCATACGCCGCTTCCCCGGTGGACGGAATAAGATTGATGCCCTCGATCAGCTCTTCAACGCTGTCAGGGTCCGGGTTGTCCAGGGGTTTGAGAATTTCAGCGGTGATGGACGGAATTCGGTTACCCACTTCAGCCAGCGGCATGTCCTTGAATACCATATAGGCCACGTTCCGGAAAGCCGGGGTGTTGTTGGTTCCTTCAACGCCTTCAATAGTCGGGTCTTTCGACTGAGTGGCTGAGCCTGGGTAGAATGTGACGTCCAAGCTCTCTGTGTCCAGGAGCTTGCCGTCTGCCCACACGCGACCCAAAGTGGTCCGGGCATTGCCCTCACAGAAAGCGACGGCGAAAGACAGGGAATAGGTGTAGGTCGTCGTGGTGACCGACGGGCCTCCACCACCTTTACCTCCGCCTTGCGTTTCAGTCGTCTTGGTCTCCTTGAAATTTGCAGCCCATATCACGTTGCCCCCAAGACGAGTGCGACCCCAAATCCGTCGGATAGGAGACCCCTCTGAGCTGGTGGAGAGCTGAATTTCGTTGAGACGGGGACCATCCTGCTGGATGTCTGGAGGGCCAAACAGGGCATTGTCGATCAAACCACCAATAGCATTCGCCGCCAACGAAGCAGCGAAGGCGGTGAAACCAGTGAGGCCTGCAGAGCTTACGAGAGCGCCGAGAACAAGTGTTGCCATGTGCTATACCTCCGGAAAGCGGAAGGCTCCGACACACCGCTTCCAATATACGTGATTGACGGTGACCTCTTCAACGTCCTTGCCAGTGAGCGCATGGACCATCCGACCTTCGTCGACCAAAATGCCACAGTGCTTAGCTGCCATGTTTTGGCGCATCCTGAACACCAGCACGTCGCCCGGAAGAGCCTCTGCCAGCGTATTCAATGGCAAAAGATACTGGGAAGCCTTGCGCAGAAGCAGGTCGTCCTTCAAAAGGTCATACCAATCAGGCTTGTATGGCGGGGGAGCTTCAGGCTCGGTGTCATACAGCTCACGCCAGACACCTCGCAGAACGCCGAGACAATCGGTCCCCGCTCCTTTAACCGACGCCTGGTGCCGGTAAGGAGTTCCGAGCCATGACCTGGCAATGGATATTACCCGATCAGCTGTCGCTGTTGAAGCGGCTTCCACCATTTTGATTTGCTCCCCCTTGAGCTGGGTAGGATTGAAGGGCGTCGTTGCCCGGGATGAACGGGAAGCCCTGGAAGTTGACGATGTTGGAGAACTTGGCCTTGCAGGTTTCGGACCGCTTATCGCACCCCGCCACAATCGTGAAAGTGGTTCCACCGGTAATGTCGAAAGGCGCAGGCTCCCACATGACCACCTGGGTCACGCCTCCAGAGACAGAATGGACTTTGACCGGGATGGTCAGGCCGTCGTTGTCTCCTGACGAGAAGGTAATCTTGCCCAGGGAGTAGAAGCCTGTATCGTTCGGGCTCAGGCCAGTAACGACGAGCACCCGGTTGTCTGTGACGCTTGACACCGTGCCCGTGGAGCTAAACGATGCCGATGCGGTGTTGACCGTGCATCGTGCGTCACCGAGGTCTGCATCGCAGAAACGGCGATAGTTGCGGCCAGTCTTTTGCTGCAGCTTGTGGGTCAGACTTCTCAGCTCCGCGGAGAATACGCTCTCACCCCGGCGGACTTCGCCGATAGTGCCTTTGAGGAGTGTCTCCCTCATGGCCACGTCTTCGAAGTTCACCCAGAAGAGCTCGACCACCGCAGCGTCATATCGGCCAGCAGCAAGGTCGTCTTCGTTGATGGTGTCCGAGCTGAGAGCCCCTTCTGCATTCAGGTTGTCGACTGTGAGGCCCAGCTCCGAGTTGATCTTCGTCCCTGTGAAGCCGCTTGCCGCCAGGAACGTCGTGCTGTCAAAGACCAGGTTCTCGTCGTGCTCGGTGAACCCCTGCACGGTCGCGTCCGTCCGGGTGATGCGCCAGCAGTAGACCATGGTGGTCGCACCACTGTCAAGATGTGATTGGAGCCCTGCGGCCAGAACCTTGCTCATATCCGAACCTCCACCAGGTTGACTGCCGGAACGGAGCCAACGTCAAACAGTGCCACATTCACCTCGAGCTCTTCGGCCTCAAAGCGGACAGGCACATCATATTCAAAACCCGCCGTCGGTGTTCCCGTCGGTGCCGAAGAGAATGTCGCAATTCCCGTCGTGTAGTCCATGGTCCAGTCAACGCCCTCAGTGAGGCTCCCGGTATTATCGCGGATAAGAACCGTTCCGTTGACAGGCTTGTAGATGGTCCGGGTCCAGGGGTTGGAGCCGGGCGAATAGACCTTCTGCAGCTGATAGGTGGTGGCTGTCAGACTGGCCAAGGCCTGGTCTGCATTCGATGGAGAGGTGTTTGGGCCGACGGAAGTGAAGTCTGACCAGTCCTTGAAACGGAAACCCCGGAGACGCCCACGACGCGCTTCCCAGAATTCGATCAGGTCATACACGTCTTCCAGCTCACGAAGGCCCAGAGAGACGTCATAGGTCCTGCGGGAGTTTGCCCAGATGGTGTTCCGTTGCTCGTGCCCGGAACGTAGGGTCACAACGTCAACGACCCGCCGTGGGCGAGCCGTTGCACCTCGAGAGATGTCTGTTGGGAATTGTTCTTCGTCAAACGCCATTTACATGTTCCTCTTGCCCGATCCGATAGTCCTCGCTGCGATGGCAGCGATTTGGCTCTGACTACGCTTGAAGCCTTCAACGTCCGGGGTGCTGATATTGAAGTTGAATGTATTCCCAGAACCGCCTCTCCGCGAACCCTCACCTTCGGGCGTGAAGTCAATCCGTTCACCAGGGCTCACCTTCGAGACGAATAGCTGGCTATCAGGTCCTCCTGATCCACCCATAGTCAGAGAGCCGCCGAACTGGTTTCCACCGATGTTGGCGAATACTGAGCCCAGGTCTGGCAAATCGAATGTGAACCCGTTGCCGCTCACCAGGGACCCAATACCTGCGATAAGGGGTTTGATGAGAGTGGCCTGTGCGACGATCCGCGCCAGCTCTGCGATGATGTTCGTGGCGAACTGCTTGAAGTTGAATTCTCCGGTGCGAATGAAGTCAGCCAGCGCATCGTCAATTCCGCCGAATACCGTCTCAGTCACATCACCAACAAAGTTCAGAGCTTCTTCCAACCGCTGGTTTTCAACGATCTTCTGCCGGATGATTTCCAGCTCCCTCTGACCAAGCACGATGTTGTTCTGCGCCAGCTCCGAGGTGACTTCCTCCAGGCGTGCACGAGTTTCCCGCTCGAAGTTATTCAAGCGAAGGATTTCCCGCTCTTGCTGCAGGCGTGCCAGGACGGTAGACATATTGGTCAGCTCTTCTTCCGTCGCGATCGGAGGACGACCGCCACCTGAGCCGCTCCCAGGAGTGTCTGCAAAGTCCCGGTTGATATTCGCAAGCTGCTGGTTATACGCCGCTTGAGCTGCCGCCAGGTCTTCCTGAGAAGCTCCTGCCGCTTCGAGCTGAGTGACCAGGGCCTCATATTCCTGGGTGGCAATCGCGACGGCACGGTTCTGACCCTCCAGGGCGTCAAGGTTCGACCGGTTGGTGTAAGAGGTCAAAGCCTCGTCAGCGCTACGAGTGGCCGCTGCGGTTCCATCAATCTCCGCGGTGGCGCGGTTATAGGTTTGGGTCAGCTCCTCCAAGTCGGCTGCAGCCTGGTCGATCGAACGACCCTGGCCAATGCTCGCTTCAATCTCCCGACGTCCAGCTTCGTATGCTGCTTGGGCTTCACCGAGTTGGGCAGTTACCTGAGCGGCACGAGCAAGTTCGGGGATAAACGCCTGCAAGGTGCGAAGAGCTGAGATAGCCTCAACCGCCTGGTCACCGAGATTGTCAACCTCGTCTGCAGCGGTTCCAGCAGCAGCTCCCATTCCGAGGAGAGCACGGTCCGCAGCGGAAGCAGTCCCGGTCAGGAAGCGGATGATTGCATCCGACCGCTCGACTGTCACGCCCAGGTTTTTCGTTTCCCTTGCAGCCGCGATTGTCTCTGCTACCATCTCACGCAGAGCTTCAGGAGCTTGCTGCCCCAAACGGTCCAGCGTTGAGATAACCTCGTCGATGGTAGCCGTCCCGTCAATCATGGCTGACTGCAGGTCAAAAAAGTCTTGGGACAATTCAGCAAAGCCCTGATACCGCGCTTGATTTACAAGAGGCGTCAAGCTTACTGTCAAATCACGGAGGGACCGGTTCAGTTCATCAGCCGCTTCAGTTTGGGTGGTGAGGGCTTCTGTAAGTGTCAGGCCCTCAATGTTTTCGCGGATGTTCTCCACTTCGCCGTTGGCATCTGCATAGGCGTCTTGCAGTGCGCGGACCTGACCTTCAAGGGTCGTGGTGATCCGGTTGACCCGCTCGGTCTGAGTTTCGATGGTGGTCAGAGCAACCGCGACGGTCCCAAGGGCCAGGAAGATAGCCGTGACCGGGTTTGCAGCTATCGCCAGCAGAGCGCCCCGCACAACGCTGAGAGCTCCTGCAAATGCGAAGGAGGCAAGTGTCCCGGACTGGAAGGCCAGGGCGATCGCGAATAGCTGGGCTTTCATGGCGATCATGGCGGAGCCGATGAGGCGGACCACGATCACTGCGGTCAAGGCTTCGATAGCCGCGATGAAGGTGTCAGCGTTCTCCGTCACAAACCGGATACCATTGGCCAGTGCGTTAAGGGCCCCAGTAAGTGCTCCTGTTCCACCGGCTTCACCGATTGCGAGGATAAGGCCCTCAGTAGCTGACTTGACGGAAAGAAGAGCTCCGTTCAGGTTGTCGTCCATGACAGTGGCAATACGCAGCGCGGTGCCTTCGGCATTGCCGAGAGCATCGGTCAATTGCTCGACCCGTGGGATAGCGTTCGAAAGAACCTCAAAGGCAGGACCACCACGGTCACCGAAGATTTCCAGGGCCAGTCCTGTGTCCACACCGGCGTCCCTCAGGCGCGTCAGGGCCGTAGTCAGACCGACCTGCGAGACCCGAACGTCTTCAGCCGCAACCCCAAGGCTCTGGAGAATGTCGACCGTCTTGCTCGCCGGGCTTTCAAGCTCAGCTAGAACGCGGCGGAGGCCTGTGCCAGCAAGAGAACCTTGAAGACCAGCATCAGACAGAGCAGAGACTGCAGCCGCAGCTTCCTCTACCGATACTCCCAGGCCCGCTGCAACAGGGGCCACGAACTTCATGGCTTCCCCGAGCTGGAAGACATTCGTGTTGGCAGAATTCGAGGCCAAGGCCAGGACGTCGACCACGCGACTTGCCTCCGCGGCGTTTAGCCGGAAGCCCGTAAGAATGTTGGATGCGATGTCTGCCGCCGAAGCCAAATCAAGGGCTCCTGCCTGGGCAAGAAGCAGGGTATCGTCAATTGAGGCGAGGACCTGGTTCACATCGAAACCGGCTCGAGCCAGGAATTGCATACCCTCAGCCGCTTCGGAGGCCGAGAAACGAGTAGTGGAACCCAACCTCTGAGCCTCAGCCCGGAGGGAGCGGAATTGCACTTCGGTCGCACCAGTAATGGCGCGGACCGTGCTCATTTGTTGTTCGAAGTTTGCGAGGGTCCGCAGTGTAGCAGTGAAGCCCAGGCCAATGCCTGTGAAGGCAAAGGCCCGGGCGATGAGACGTTGGACACGCGTTGCCGCATCGCCCACCCTGTTGAGGTTCCGCTCAACCTGGCGGGTTCCACGGGTTGCTCCCGAGGGGTCTACAACGACCCGGATGCGAAAATCTGCCATTCCTTACCTCGGCGCTTTTGTCCTTGCTTGCCCCTCCCGTCTTGCTGCTTCAGCTTGGCGGGCTTGCTTATCCTGCTCACCTTTCAACCACTCGGAGAAGGTTCGCTCTAGGGCTCGCATAATCTCTTTGAATGGAGCAGCTAGGTCTTCATCTAACCCACTCCGCTCCGCGAAGTCTTCAATGTCACGCCAGGGAATTCGTCCGTCGGAGTTCCTTCCCGTTATCAGCTCATAGAATGCCTTGAGGTAGAATTCCTCTACCGGGGGCACAATGGGCTCGTTGACATACCAGTCGGGAAGCGACCGTCCCTTCTCGATTGCCGCCTGGATTGAGAACCCGTCTCGTTCCAGGCGGAGCTCGAAGTTCAGTCGCTCTTGGAGTTTTTTGCCACCACCTCAGTATCCACCTGGTCGTCGCGGATGAAGTTCGAGGGCGTCCCGCAGAATTCACGCAGCTCGTCAAAGAGCCAGTTCGGCAGGGCTTCCAGGAAGTCCGCAGCGACTTCGCGAGAGAAGGTCACAGGCTTGCCGGCGCCGTCCTGGACATTGGTCCAGCCGACGACGATGTGCTTGCCATAGAGCTCCCGGTCGGTCTCGCGGGTTTCGTCCAGCAGACCAGCGGTCACGTTGCCATTCCGGATCGAACGCATGTTCGAGCGGGAGGCTTTCAGCGAGGCGTTGAAGTAGGGCTTGTTGCTCTCCATTGCCGGCTTGACGGTCAGGATGGGCGTCCCTTCCAGAGCGTGCATTTTGAAGTCGGCCGTCTGACCGCCGCTCACTTCCATTTTCTTCAGATGTGCAAATTGGCTCATTTAGTTTTCTCCTGTCGGGGGTGTCGGGAAATGTGGGACCGAGCCTCCCCGACGAAAGCCCGGTCCCTACGGCATGCCGTTATTCTTACGGCACGATCGCGAAGAGGGACACCCCTATCGACGTGTCCAGCGTTCCATCTTTGAAGGCCGTTCCGGTCGTGTTCAGCAGAACGCTTTCGTTGACCGGGAAGTCCTTGCCGCCTCCGCCGAGCGTGAGGCTCGGAACGTCCACAGCGATCGCACCATCGTTGTCACCAGTCAGGATGAAGTCCATCGTCACCGTGGTGTTGTTCCGGATGGCCGAAACGACGTCGCCGTTGGTGAAGAGGATTTGACCATCCGCGGTCACCTCGAAGTTGCCGGTGTTCATATATTTGGCACCGAGCTGGGCGATAACCTTTTCCCCGGCCACGTTGTTGAGCAGGGTCAGGCTGAACGATTTGAAGTCAGTCGTCAGACCAGTTTCATCCACCTGAGTGATCCGCAGGCGCGCGACGTCCGCCGAAGTGTTCAGAGCATCGTCCCGGGCAACTTCACGGGCTGCAGCAGCTCCTGACTTGCGGGTCGTGGTGGGAACCTCGGTGTCGGTCCCGATGAAGCCGAAAGAGCAGGTCGCTTTGTCGGTCAGCGGAAGGTTGAACGTCACCTGGTTGCAGTAGTTGCCCTTGGCGTATTCGTATTCCGTTGCCCCGCCGCTGTCCAGGTTCGGATAGGACGCTTCGAAGTGATAGCTGATTTCCAGGTAGTCACTGTCGTCCACCGAGACGTTGCGGATGAACCGGCCATAGAGGAGGTCAATCTGTTCACCGGTTCCAGGGTCCGTGGCCAGTGCACTGTCCAGTTTGTCCAGGGTTACAGAGCCAGCAGCGATTGCGGTGATCCGGGCATAGCCTGCACCAGCCGAGAACTGCTCCGAAGAGGTCAGCCCACCGATGTGGATGAACTGGCCGACGGTCAGGCCCAGAGTGGTGAAGTCGATGTTGTTCACGGCCGAGTTGTTTCCCGACGAAAGGGTGCCAGTCGTGCCAGAAACGGTCAAGGCCAGGTCTCCGCTTTCCGCACGGATACCAGCGACCTCAACGATCGCTTTGGCCGGCGCGGTTTCAGCAGTAGCCCCGGAGAATTGCATGACGGTATCAGTCGCCGCAACGTCCACGGTCAGAGGCTTCAGACCGTTGTTGGCTGCAGTCGCATATCCGCGGGAATAGAGCAAGCTGATCGGTCCGCCCGAAGTGAACTGGAGTTTTGCCGCCTGAGCTGCAGTGGCCGAGGGAATGGTGAAGCCCGTCCCACCGACGTCGATCTTCTCGAAGAGCAGGTCCGAATTGACAGCGGTCACGAAGCAGAAGCCCTCGATGAATTCCGAGAAGACGTCCATCGTGAGGTCAGCTTCCCACTCAACCGAGCTGTCCAGGTCGGTCACAGTGCCCTTGCGGTTCTGCTTGTCCTTGGAGATGGGCTGACGCTTCACCGTGGTGATGTCTGCCCCGAAGGAGCCAACGCTGTTCGGTTCCAGGAGCTTCCAGTCGGGAGAGCCAGGGAGGACACCCAGGCTATCCTCGCGAGCAGCCTGGATCGTGATGTTGTTAGTGAGAACGCGACCCATCGCCGAGCTCCTTTCATTTATCTGGTTTCATCGTATTCGAATGGCGCATCAACAATCGACTGGAACCACTTTTCTCGTTGGCTCGAGCCGACCTCGCGCGTTGTAACTCCGTGAAACCTTACTGTGGTTCCGGCCAGCGTTACACCCTCGAAGGTGTTTCTGGCCAAGGTCAGAAGTTCATCCGTCCTTGAAGTGCCAGAATTCTCGGGGGCAAAAACTTGAACCAGCACACGGCCTGTCCGGGAGAATTTCCGGTTGCCAACTCGTCCAAGCGTCTCTTGGTCTCCACCTTCATGCCGAACAACCAAGCGCACCCAGGGTTGATCCTTGGGAGGCTTGTAGTCCTCGTTGTCGAAGGTGAAGTCTGTCTCTGATCCCCAGGCCGTTGTGAATGCCAGGTAGATCGCTTCGCGGGCTTCATTCAATGTCGTCATTTGAGGTCAGCCTCCGTTTGCTGAACACCCCGGCGGATCGCTGCCTGGACAAAGCCAGAAGGCGCCTGGGTAGATGAGCCGTCATTCAGACGGTTGATATATGGGACATTGTTCGAGATGAATACTGAGCCCCTTGAAAGTTTATATGACAGGAGACCAACCTGTCCGGCGGCTTGCTGCGCGGCTTGCGTCTGGACCATCGATCCAGTAGGTTGGCTCGCGGCAGGCGTAGCCCTAGAAGCACCAATGGCTGGAACCCAATTAGCTCGGGCCCAGCCAGTATCCACGGGGGTGTCTTCGATCAGGTTGGCCGTGATGTTCAGGCCCAGGCGAATGACTGCTTTTTCCGCTGTCTCCTCCAGGGCCTGAATGACTGCCTTGATCTGTGCATCCTCGAAGGTGCCCAAGGTTAGTCCTCCTGGCTGTCACCGTCTAGCCAGGCGTCCTCGGCAGCTTTCGCCTCGGCGATCATAGCCTCAGCCTTTTCGGTGGCGAGCGTCTTGCTCTTGAAGACCTCTTCAACCCCTTCCACATGCCACTTGCGGTCGGTCTCTTTGGTGACCAAATCAGCAGGCTCTTTGTCAGCGATGGAAGGCGCTTTGTCCTGAGGCTCTTCGGGTTCTTCGTCCTCTTCACCCAGGTCCAGCATCATCTCAACGACGTCCTGCAGGCGCCCTTCGCGGTCCTGGTCGGGCTGGGCATTCCACTCAGCGACCGTCAGGCCACTGTCTTCGAATGCGAGTTGAACGATTTCCCCGAGAGGCACCGTCTCGCCATTGATGTCCAGCTCCGAGAGCTGAGTGTCCGAGCCCAGAAGGGTCTCAGGTTCTTTGACGACGGGTGCTTGGGGTTTCTGGCCGGTGAGCACATCAGGCTCTTCGAATTCCGCCAGCTCAATGACGCGGGACTCCCAGAAGCGACGGAGCTTCGTGGGGTTCTTGGCCAGAGCTTCAGGGATCGGGTCGCCAGGCTCCATGTTTTCGCCCTGCCAGATAATCGGCCGGCGCCAGATGAAGTCGGCGTTTTTGTTGAAACGTTGCTTCCAGTGACGAAGCGTGCGGACCTTATTACGCATTGTTGCATCCTTTCATGAGGGAGGCGGGAGGCCGGTCAGAGCCTCCCGCTGCGTTTGTTGTCGGCGCCTGGGATTAGGCGACGATACCGCCGAAGAAGTAGCCCAGGTCGGCGGCGACTTTCTTCTGGTCATAGGACATGTCAATCTCGATGCGATCGCTCTCGATTGCGTCCAGGTAGAAGCGCTTGATCCGCATCCCTTCGTTGCCCGAGCCGACGAGGCCGGTCCAGTTGAAGGTGTAGCCAGCGCTCGGCGTCATGATGCCCGGAGTGGCCGGAGCATAGGACAGCAGAGCATGCTTGCCACCGATGAAGGAGTGCGAAGCCGTCTGGCCCTTCTTGGCAGTGTTGCGAACTGCCTTCATGACCAGGACCTTGTCCACCTCGAAGAGGTCAGCCAGGGTCACCAGGTTCGCTTTCGCGGCGCCGGAGGTCTGACCGCGGTCGATGCGGCCAACAATGTCCGGGTGGTCGACCAGCGCGTCATAGACGGCTTTGCCGAGGGTCAGGACATTCGGCTCGAAGCCCGTTTCTTCCAGGACGTAGCGCTTGCCCTGGCGGATGTCTTCGATCGGCGTCGAGGAAGCATCGGACCAGTGCAGCTTGTCGTTGTTCGACGCGTTGGTCGGGTCGAACGAAGCCGGCGCAGTCGGCGAGGAGGCAACGCCGTCCACGTCGAAGGTCCAGGTGTCACCAGGTGCGCCAGCGGTGAAGTAGGCTGCGGCCCAGTTCACTTCGCGGTTGATGAGACCTTTCTGGGTCACGAAGATAGTGGCTTCGCGGTCCAGGCTGATCGGATTGTCGGCGTTGGCACGAACCTGCTCGGGGACGTCGCGGTGGTAGGCGCGGGTCCGGGCGAAGTAGGTGTCATTCCCGATTTCGTAGGTGCCGCCGGCACTTTCGGTCCCGGGAGTGCGTTCCTGCATCTCGTCGCGGTTGAAGTCCCCGCGCTCATAGGTGAAGTAGGCGTCCGACTGTTTCCCGACGGAGACCTGGGGGAACACCTGACCCGCAACGAAGTGCGAGGCGTCCTGGACGTATCCGATCGAGATGTTGGTAAGCGGCCGGTTGACGTGAACGTCGGACCGCGACGGTTGCGTGAAGGGCATGTCTGTTTCCTTTCTTTAAGGGTTGGGCCCGACTGGGATTAGGTCTCGGTGGCCGAGCTGATCGGCTGCAGCAGAACCTCGAAGATGTCACCGTCAACGGCGCTCTCGAGAGCCACACCAATGGCCATGCTGTCTGCGACCAGAGCAGCAATGTCCGCGACACCGGCCACACGACCGGCAGTTGCATCGGCGACGACCAGCTGACCAGCAGTGATCGTGGCGCCGGCTTTCACCATGGCACGACCACCAGAGCCTAGCATGACGACCGAAACGGCCTGACCGTCGGTGGTTGCAGCAGCATCAGGCTCTTCAGCCAGGATACCAATAGCGGTGTCGGTGACCGCGGTCACCTTGATGACTTTGGCAACGCCGCCGTCATTTTCGAACTGGAGCAGCTCGTAGACGTCGCCCCGAAGGTCTTCGCCAGCGATCAGTGTGACCGCCTGGGTGCTTTCATACGACATGGAATGATCCTTTCATGTTGTCGTTTCGAGTAGGTCACAGGAGGCGGTCCTGATCCCTGGGGTTGGCCGAGCCGCTCTTAGTTGAGCGACTGGGCGTAAAGTTCGGCGCCTTTGGGCGTTTCCAGCACAGCGTCGTAGGCTTTCGCGAAGGACGTGCCAGGGTTCGCCTCAGCGTGGGCTTTCGCCAGAGCGTCCAGCTGCTCGGTCGCGGAGTTGGCCGGAGCCTGACCACCGTGGCCAGCAGTGGTGAAAGCTTTGGCCATGGCCTCGTTCTGAGCCTTAAGAGCGTTCATAGCCGCTTCGCGCTGGGTCTCGTCTTCGATCGCGTCGACCGATTTGATGAGAGCCATGCGAGCATCGACGTCGCCGGGCAGATGCGCCAGCTCGGTTTCAGCGCGCTTGCGAATGGCTTCGTCAGCGGCGTTCTTCTTCAGCTCGGCGTTTTCCTTCGCGATGGCGTCGTTGGACTTCGCCATGGCAATCAGGGCTTCACCAGCCGACTTGCGCAGCTCGAGGCCGGCAGAGGTCGTGTAGACCACCGGGTCGGCGTCAGTTGCGGCTTTCGCGATGGCTTCCACTTCGGCCTGACGGTCTTCAGCGGATTTGGCCAGGAATGCGTCCTGAGCAGCTTCGTCCTTCAGGCCATTGAAGTGAGCCTTCTGAACGTCGTTGAGCTCAGCCACAGAGGTCTGGCGTGCGAGTTGCTTCTGCAGGTCTTCCACGGTGGGCTCGACCTTGGTTTTGTCGTTCGGCATGATTGCCTCCTTTTCTACGACTGAGCCGGCGGAGCCAGCGGTTTCGGGGTCTTGTATTTCCACAGCCTTCGTGACCGCGGCAATGTGGTGGGTGTGGCCGTTGACCTCGCCGAGGACAATGGCTCCATCCGGCGTCCGCACCCAAGGATGCGAATGCCCTTCGTGCCAGGAAGTGGTCCCTGCATCCCAGTCACCATCCGGGCCGGACGTGTAGAGCAGGTGGGTGTGACCTTCCATCTCGGTCGTCAGAGCGGCAGACTTTGCCAGCTTCTCGCGAGCCTCGTGGACGTCTTCCTTCGAGCCCTTGACGATAGGATCGTCAACAGGCTCGTGGCGTTTCATGATGAGAGCCTTTGCGCCCTCTTGTGCTGGCACATCAACACCGCTGATTTCAGCGATCTTGAGGGCCGTGCGCTTTTTACGGTCTGCAGGCATATCAGCCCTCCTCTTTGGTCCACCAGCCGCCGATGGAGAAACCGGAATAGGTTCCGTCACGGAATTTGGCCAGCATTTCAGCCTCGGGGCGGACAGCGATCAGGAGGCCAGTCTTCTCGGTCTCCAGGCCAAACGCCTTGGCAATCTCGGTGGTCAAGGGCCAGGCGAATACGACTGAGCCGGCTTTGTCGCCGGCGTGCATCTCTTTGGCCACTTGGCTGTTTTCCATGAAGTCCAGCGCGGCTTTGAGCATTGCGTCTTCGGTGATGTAATCCCCGTGGAGGTCATAGTAAGGCTCGCCCGCTTCTTTGCAGACGATGGCATATCCCATTACCAGACCCAGAGTATCATCTACCTTAAGGACTTCAGCGCGGAGGTCGACGTCTTTTGCGTCTGCCATGTTATGCTGTTCTCCATTGGTGTAAATTCGAGGGTTCTGTGACAGTATAGCGAGGACCAGCAGGTCCGCATACCGGCGTTGCCAACACCCCTCAGTCTAAAGGCCCAACAATTCGCGTTGCAAGCGAACAACGGCACTGGATGGTTTCAGCCGAAGGAGCGTCAGGGTCTCCCGGATACCGGATGGAACCGTTGTGGGTTTCCCAGCTTTCATCCAGTCCGCGCTTTGTTCCGCCGAGAGCCGAATGCGTATCGCGGACCCGACCGTCACGAGCCGTCACCCAGGTCCGCTCGAGCTGATCGATTGTCACCTGGCCCGCATCCACCGCCTGGCGATACATCTCTTCGTTGCCCGAGTGGACTGCACGGAGAGCTTCCGTCCGCCCAATGACCTCAGACCGATACTTGATATACCGCTCATTGTAGCGGCTGACCATGGTGTCAATCTGCTTACGGGTGAGGGGCTTTTCACCAGACAAGAAGCGCTCTCGAGCTTTCGACCCTTTCGGCAGAAAACGGTTGTCGTGCAACCGGCGATTAAGCGCCTCGGCGTCACCTGCCTCGAGTAGGCGGCGGTAATTTATGACGGCTTGTTGCTGGCGATGCGTGAGGCCGATGCTATCCCGGAAATTCCGAGCTTGATCCCGGGGATTGAGACCCCGCTCGATCCCGTCGGTCAGTGCGGCTCGGGTGGCATTGCGCTGGTCAGCAGTGAATTCCCGAATATACCGGAGACGCTCCTGCTGCATGTGAAAAACAGCCCGCTCGTTGACCTGATCGAACGACACGAGCACTTCGAGCATGTCCTCTAGGGCTTCTGCGGTGTTGCGACCCGAAAGGGTATAGACAGCCGCATATTCGTCTGCCAAGCGGATTGCTCCGGTCGCAGCTACACGCTCGAGAGCCTCTTGGACATTCCCATCTTCCAACAGACGGGTCAACTCGGCGAGAGTGAATTCGTCCCGAGCCGCCAGCACTGCGTTGATGAGGGCTTTGCGGAACCGGGCGTCAGCCTTGTCGATCAGCTTCCAGAGACGGTCCGCAGGGTCTACTGCAGGAAGAGCCATTTACCGCTCCTCTGCTTTGAACACATATAGGGCCTTGGCCGGATCACGCTCGACCAGCTCCAGGAGGGTCCAGTCGGTTCCGTCAATGGTCACCTCGTCATTGACCTCCGGCTCCACTGCACAGCTGTCGCCGAGGATGGATACCGTTGAGATGCTGGACGCAGTAGTGGAGCCTGGGCGACGTTCGCCTGCAGTCTCCGTGAAGCCTTTGAAGGGGTAGGTCGCATCTGTCGGATTTGTCCCGCCGGTCAGATTGCCAGGGGTCCGAGTTCCCGAAGTGGCTTTGGTGAGGGTCCCGTCCAGGACCCCTCCCGCGCTCTTGATGCTGTCGTTGACGACTTTGGCGATGTCCACGCCAAACAGTTTGTTGCCCATGTCGGCCTCCTATTACGGGAAGCCTACCTGGCGTCCCCATGCGTCGCGATCTTCGAAGGAGCTCTTCGCATACTCGTCGCTTGGATCGGTCCCGCTGGACATATTTCCAACAGCCGAGCTGGTAGCCGAACCTTCGAGGAATTCCTTGATGAGAGCATAGGACGTCTCGTCAGCGAGGGGAACCCCTACAGTCTGGCGGAAGAAGTCAACGGCGGTGGAGCCGGCTTTCACCTTTTTGATGTTTGACCCGCTCGAACCAGCGTCTCCGGCTTCCGCATCCAGTGCAATTGAGCCGGCGAGGAGGATTGTAGCGTTTTCGACGCCTTTTGGCACCTCGCTCGTGCTGACCGCTTCGCCAGAAGCATATGTCAGGTTGGTCCGGGGGAACTTATTCGGCTGGGCAACTTCCGTTCCGGTCTTGTCGCCTGCGTATGCCAGGAGGTCCAACCTGTTGGTTGCTTGCACCAGGAGGGCGCCTTTTTCGTCAGTCGTCTTTGCCGCCCAGGTCGCAGCACGAGAAGCATCGACGGCGAGACGCGCATCGGCTTCAGCCACGGAGGCATAGGACACATAGTTGATAGACGAGATGGTGATTGTTGTGATGGTCATTATCGACCCTCCTGCGTTTCGTCCTCAGGGAGGTCTTCTTCCCCGTCTTCAACTGAACCCTCCTCCTCCTTCTTGCCCGAATTGCCGGTCAAGGCCGCATCTTCGTCGCCTCCCAGGTCTTCCTGCTCAGGAGCATGGCTGAGACCGAGAAGGTCACGGACCTCGTTGATGATAGGATCGTTGAGGTCGAGGACCGCACCAGCAGAAGCCATATCGCGCAGGACAGCAGCAACCTCCTGGACGTCTGTATGGCGGACCGCTTCCGTGGTCAGCTCAGGCTTCATATCGGGGTCCCAGCCGTTAAGCTGCCAGATGGTCGTCAGCAGGTCGTCGGCGACGGCTTCACGGATTTCAGTGAGAGCTCCATCAACCAGAAGGAAGAAGCTGGACGTCTTGTCGGCGCTCAGGGCGTAGGAACCACTGCCTTCACCCAGGAGGAGCTGTTCAACTCCAAGGATACGAGCCACCTCACGGTTGATCCGTTCGATCGCTTCGGCGTTCTCTTTGAAGGAAGTCGCGGAACCTTTGAGCAGCTCTATCTCCCACTGCTTGGCGGAACTCGGTCGGCCGGCTTCGTCCTTCGTCTCGTAGGTGATGCTGTCCAGGAGCATTCCGAGCTTGGCACTCTTGACGTGGTTCTGGATGAAGTCGCGGAGAGGCTTCTCGATCGCGATGCGCTGAGCCTGGGTGATTTCTCCGGCCGTGACGGCTGCAGCCAAGTCCGTGAAAGGAGCTCGGCCGACCGGAATGCCCCGCAGGTCCGTCTCGAACCCGAAGCCTTCAAGCTGCTCATAGCGAGCAAGCCGCTGCGCTGGTGCCGCCAGGTGGCGGAACAGGCCCAGGCCTTCAGGGCTATCAGACAGGGTGTCGTCGACCAGGTAGAGGACCTTCTGACGAGGGATATAGAGCTCAGCCATGGTCTGGGGAGATTGCTGCACGATACCCTGGACAGAGCCGTCGTCAAGCAGGTCCCATTTGGTGATGGTCGACTGCGCTCGGGGAGCCACATCAGCGAAGGTCAGGATACCATCGTCCCGACGACGTGCGGTCCATTCCTGAACGGAGAACCCATAGAAGCGATACATCGCAGCGCGCCGGACAATCCGGTGCCAGGGCGTCTTGGGGTCTTTGGTCAATATCTCCTCGGCAAGCTCTGCGAATTTCCCGTCAGTGTCCTTTTCAGACGGCGTGAAACCCCATTCGGCTTTGGCCGTGAGGTTCAGGAAGTAGCGAGTGCCCGCAGCAACGATGCTCGTGTTGGCGAGGATTTCAGAATAGGTTTTGTAGCGCTCTTCGCGGGATGCCAGGTTTGCATTCTTCTCTTCGACCTGGATCACACCACCATGAACCGCAACGCCAGGAGCTCCGGCGGTGTCGGTGGGGGAAGTCTTCTTGCGCTGGAAGAGAGACCCTAGGGCCTCCAGTGGCTTGGGCGCCATGTGAGCCCCCTTCTATAAAGCTAGCTTGGTTGATCGATCCGTTGCAGCATAGCGCAAAGATGCTGGCCATGAGGACCGTTGAACTTTTTTCGGATTTTACCCAATTGGGCGTTTACAACCCCATTATCTTGGTGTATCCTATTCATATCAACCAACACGGAGACACACAATGTCAACTCGCATCTGGACCGCAAACGACCTCGACAACCGCATGACTGACGAAGCAACCCGGAACATCGACGTTGATTGCCCTGAGGACTTCTATAAAGGGGCGTTTCTGATGGGCGTCTACACTGATGGACGTTTTGAAATTCTGCCTGCGGACAGCGACGACATTCTGACCCTCAACATCGCAGACTGCAAAGTGTTTCCTGCGACCTAATACTGACCAGCGACAAAGGACTGAGACAATGACCACTGATCGTTTCACTGAGAACCTTTCCGGCTATACCACCGAAGAACTTGCCTTCATTGAGCGCCTCAAGCGTTCAATCGCTTTCAAACCCGCTCAGATGGCCATAGTGGACCTCACCTATCCGAAAGAGGAGGGACGTCCATGGCTCTATCAAGACGACGACGGCAAAACAAAGCCCATTACCCTTAAGTCTCCAATTTCAGTCCGCTTTGAAGCCCGTAGCATGGCTCATGTCCGTGTGTATGGCTTTCGGGCGATTGCGATGAACCGCTTGGAGGCTTGCGACTAATCAGAACGAGGGGTCGCAAGGCTCCTCCCACCCTCTACAGTCTCACTAGAAAGGAGACCCTAATGCCCGAGAACAACCCAATGCTCGAGCAGCTGAAGGCTGCACTCGAGAACCCACACTTCAAAGTCCTTGCAGAGAAGGTCGCGCAGGAAATGCTCGGCGCCTCGTTTGAGGACAGTATGAACGCCCATCCCGATGTGGCGACTGTCGAAGGCCGATGGCTCGGGACGCTGAAGCGCCTCGTTTGCAATACGGTCCTTGTGACCTACAACGAAGCCATGGCTGGTCGCTTCAGCGCGGCTCATTGGGCTCGTGCCGAAGCGGAGATGGAGCACTACCACTCACAGGTGCAAGGGTTCTTCTATCCTGACGACCCTGCTGTGATCCAGACGGCTGACGCGAATGGCGAGGAAGTCAAATACATGAACGAAGAACGCCCCGGCTATGGCGCTCACGTCGTTCGGGACCTCACGCTTCCGCCCGGCTCGCAGACCATTTGGCAAATGAGCATGGATCGCTCGAAGGTGGAAGAGAGCGAAGTCTCGGCCAAGGCCGAATATGACCGCTGTCATTCTGCTATGATGCAAGCGATCCGCGAGCGCCAAATCTCCATGACGTGGACGCACTACCTGTGGGGCGTCACCAGCGGGCACTTCGAGAAAGGGGAGGCGGAAGCATGAGCTATTTCGGACTGTGCATCGGAGGACCTTTGGACGGGCAATATCGCAACTGGAACACTCCGCGCTTTGAGACGCCGGCTGAAACGCCTGAGCTATCTGGCCCGGTTGGTCCATCCGGCTGCGACGCGGCACCTGAGAGCTTCGCGGTGACACACTACGAGCACTCGCCGTGGCGAGCACCTGGAACCGACAAGACGTTCGACCTTTGGCTCCACAAAGGCCTGTCCGTGGCAGAAGCTCTTGCAATGCTGCAGAATGCCTACCACGGATCGAAGGCCAATCGGCGGCGCTAGCCGTCCTTGAGAGGGATTGCGACCGGAGCCTGAAAGCCCCTACGGCCTTTCAGGTGACGGCGCACACTCTCCACCGCATAGCGAACACTGTCAACGGTGTGGTTCTTTTTGTCCTTCAGGACCGAGAGGACTTCATCAGTCAGCGGGTCCGTCTTATAGCTGTAATAGGTCCACTCGTCAATGACGTGCTTGCAGTCTGGGTGGATCACGACGTCAAAAGACTTGAGGAATTCCACGCCCTCGACGATCGACCCTGGCCCCTTCTTCGACGCCTTGACGTTGAAGTCCCGCTTGTTCATATAGGAAATGATTTCCGGGCGCGCACTGTCCGCAATGACCTGATTGGTCGGGAGCAGCGGAGGTCCGCCGTTGTGCCCGATGCCAGGCGTCGCTTCCTCGAGCGGATTGCCCATGCCAGGGAAGCCGTGCCGGTTGGACCAGCGTGGGTTCTCCTCTCGCAAATCGGTCCCTGCCCAGAAGGCCGGGGTGTCGTCCACCTCGAGCTTGAGCTTCCAGCGCTCAGCCCGGATATACATGGTCCGGCCGAAGATGTAGACGAGCACCAGGACGCTCGGGTCATTCGCGAAGCCCCAGTCAGCACCCATCCGCGGAATGCAACCCTCTGGCACCTGGTCGTCAATGTCCTCGACAGTCCAATTCTGGAAGACCCGGCTTTCGGACATGGTGACCGGGTGACCTTCCCAGACATGGAGCCACTTGTCGTGGTCCCGAGCCTTGTCCCACATCATCTCTTCGTAGAGGTCTTGCGGGAACCAGGGATTGTCCTCCCAGCCGACCTTTCGGATCAGCGAGCGAGGCGGAGGCGTGCCACCCAGGAACCGATTGTCGACCGGGTCCTTGACAGAACCACGGTTGAAGCTCCACCAGAGCTCGGAGCCTGGTTTCCGAACGGTCGGAGTGAGCAGGTCGATCGATCGTTGAGAGACCTTGTTCGCCTCTTCAACCCAGGCGCCGTCCAGGCCTTCCATGGATTTCACGCTGTCAGGGTTCGTCCTGAGACCAGCGAACAGGAATTCGGTCCGTCCGTCACCACCAGTGATTGTCCGCTCAGTGATCCGGTAGAACCCGTTCCCGCCTTCTTCCTTCGGTCCAAGGCCCTGGCTTCTGATCTTGTCCTCAAGCAGCTTCTTCACACTGTCCTTGAGAGAGCCCTGGATTTCACGAGCGAAGAGCCAGCGGAATGTGCCGTCACCCCGTCCGCGCTCATAGCCCTTGTCGACCAGGACCTCAGCGAACGAATGCGACTTGGCTCCACCACGACCGCCGTGGAAGACCTTGTTCCGATATGGGTGATGAAGCTCCCTGAACGCATAGGGAATTTGAATACGAGGCAAGCCCTAGCCCTCCGCGGCTTTTGGCTCCCGGTCTTCGTCGCTCTTGTAGTCCTCGACGGTCTTCCCGTCCGGCAGCACGAATTCCCAGGTGACCTTGTTGTCAGTCTGCACCGGTCCGCCGTCTGGGCCCATCAGCGTCAGGTCCGTCTTCTCGCGGAACTCAGGGCGTTTGGACTTCAGGTAGAATTGGAGCAGTGGGTCAGACTTGACCTTGCGGGTGTAATAGATCACCTCGAAGTTGTCGTCAAGCATCGGCTCGCCGCTAAGCGGATCGCGCTTTGGAACAGGCTCGCCCTTGAAGTAGACAAGCTGCTCGTCGCCGACAACGGCTCTCTCGTGTAGCTCCTCGATGGCCTCGTCGACGTGCTCCTCATGAGCGTCGTGCATTGCCTTCTGGAATTCCGTGTCCTCCGCTTTCCAGCGGGAGATGGTGGAATACGACACACCGGCAGCTCGAGCGGCTGCGGCGTTTGTGCCCTTCTTGCGCATCCCGTCCAGAGCCTGCATCTGCTTGGCCTGGAGGAGACGCTCGTCGGGGGAGAGCGGGGTTTCTTCGGAGTGTGTCATGGACGCCAGCATGTCGCGTCCTCATTGGCATGTAAGCCAACAAGCTTGATGCTGGGGCAGTCGAGAGCCAGAGCAGCGGTGACCCTCTTTATCCCCAATTATCGGCGCCAGGATTATCTGGCCTTGGCCGAACTGCGAACCTCCGAGCGCGTCCACTATAGAACGGGAGGTTCAGCATGCCTCTTAGATTTGATCGGCGAACTGGAAGTGCATCCAATCGAAGTTGGCAGCACGACCGAGACTGGTCGCTCCATATGCCTCGACGATCTGCCAGAAGGGTTCATATTCGGGGCGGGCAAAGACGGCCCGGTCACGTCCCCAGCGGAGACGGTTGCGAGCAGGGTCCAGGTCAACTGCGATGCCCCAGGCGTGAGTGGACTTCCGCGATCCGCCGCGAATTGCCCGGTTGTTGTAGCAGCCACCGAAGAGGTCCAGGCCCAGGCGTCGGAATTCAGCCTCACCATAGTGGGCTGCAGCCTCCCGGAAGATGCCGGTCATAGGCTGAACGACCTTCTCGTGGCAGCTGAAGCGCGAGACCGATTTGTCCAGGTCCCAGGCGATCTTGAACGGGAAGGGCAGAATGACCTTGCCGGCGGTGCACTGAGGACCCCCCGGGGAGCCATAGAAAGCGATCAGGTCTTGCTGGCTGTTGATCGGCCAGTCGGTCGCATGGATCACGTGTGTCCTGGGGCGCTGAAACTGGCGGTCAGAACCGTTGCGGTCGTTGGTCGCTTTGGTGTGAGCACGCTTGGTCTTTGGGCCATAGACACCATCGACGTCGAGAGGGCCGTATCCCAGGCGGTTCAACTGGCGCTGTAGTTTGCGAATTTGGGAAGAGGTCATAGTTGCTCCTTTCGGGTCAGACCGACTTTGGCGCAATCTCCACTTCACGGATACCACCATTCGCCGAGAGATTGAATAGGCGATACACCCCGGCCTGGGCTTCCCGGACATTTAGGGCTCGTTGGTCCAATATCACTGCCACCGCATTTGAGATGGTGATAAGGCCTCTCGTCGGCTCAGTCGTCCAGATTTTCACGTCAAAACGGTTGTTAGGGGTTATGGTGGCCTGCTCGTCAAGCCCACGTCCCCGGGTCATGAAGTTTTCTCGAATGAAGGTCCGCCATCCGCCTGCCGTCTGGCTTGCTGTCACACTGGAGCCTGACTGGGTGACCTCGACTTCGTGGATAGCGGGCATGGCGTCCAGGACGTGGAGCCGCGTCTTGCCGGTCCGGGTCGTATATGCCAAAATCCCGTCCACAAGGACAGGATTGTGCATGCCGGTCAGCGTCCAGCCCGGGCCGAACTGGGGGCTCAGCGGGCGGAAGGTCAGGTCATATGTGAATTGGGTATCCAAGGAGCCTCCTGCTCGGGGTTAGCGTCCCCGACGAAGCTGGCGAGGCATCTGCTGCCATCCGGATGCGCCGACCGAGATTTCCACGCCGGCCTTGAGCTCGCTCAGGTCCTGACGGGCAGACCAGTCGTTCTCGGCAGCAGGGTCCAGGGTCCGGAAGCCGAGCAGCTTGGTGCTCTTGACCGGCCAGGTTCCGCGGCCCAGGGTCCGTTCCTGCTCGGTGCCATTCCAGTCCTCATACACCACCCGGATATGGGTGTCAATGTGGCAGACCAGGGTCATGCTGTCGAACGGGTCATATTTGGCGTCTTGGGCGGGAACGAGGTCCATGGAGCGGCAGGTCCTTGAGCGGGATGATTTCAGCTCGCAACCTGCCGCACTGTGGCCTCATTGGCAACCGTCGTTTAGTCCGTGGGCCCGAGCAGTCGTCTCGCAGACCGTCTCGGCGGAGCGGTCTTGAACCCAGAGAACCACCTGGCCGAACAGGATCAGACCGGCCAGGAGGAGGACCCAGGCGACGGAGAGCCTTGAGGTCCAGGTGTAGGGGCGTCTCATTATTCCGAGGCCCATTTGTCAGCGGTGGCTTGGTGCCATTCCTTCTTGCCACCCGCCTTGCCGTCGTCCCGCAGGTAGAACCCGGTGAGGAGCAGGGCGATCACCATGCAGACCCGGAAGTCATACCAGTCGAACTTGAAGAAGGGCTCCCAGCTCAGGGAGATGAAGCAGGCGACGAGCACCAGGGCATTGAGGCCCAGGAGCACCAGGCCGGTCATGATTGGGTAGGTCAGCAAGGCCACTTGCCAGAGGGGTTTCACGTTGGTCATGGGAATTATCCTTTCCAGTCGAAGAAGCCGTCATGCGGCGTGGGTTTCGGAGGGAGCTGAGCGAAAGGCCGGTTGCCATCCTGGATGAAGGGCATGCCGTAGCCGAGCGACCAGCCTTTGTGGTTGGTTGACCAGCGGACGTGTGTCCACTTGCCGCGGTGGAATGCCAGGACCTCCAAGCCTTCAGGTCGAGCGTCCGGTTCAGGGAGCCAGCTGTTTGCTTGTGCTTCGGCCTCTTCCCGATTTCGGGGAACAGGGTTCTCGACGGAGGGTCCTGCCGCTTCGTTGGCTTCCTCCAGAGTTCTCGGTATCATGCTGCAGTCCTTTCTGCGATGCGTTGGCGGTTGAGCTTCAGGGCTTCGGCGTCAGGTGCCCAGTCCATCATGCGCCAAAGGTCGAGACCGTCGGGCAGGAGCTCAGCCGGGTCGGTGTAAGTGGGATTGTAGCCCCTCCGCTGCATCTCGGCAACCAGTGCTTTCTGGCGCCGGAGCAGGTAGAGCCCCTTGTCGTAGAAGAACCGGACATGGCCAGTCCCGAGGACATACCGTCGGGGGTTCCGGGGATCGCGAATGTTCTCACCCCGAGCCTGAGCAGCACGCATCAGCTTGAAGACCCGAGGGAGCTCACGGTATTCGGCCACCAGGTGGGGACCGGTCAGCTCCTCGACGGGCACACAGTTGATCCTTGTCATACGGCTACCTCCACCGGCTGGGCATTCATGCGCCTCAGCCTACGCTCTGGGACCGGCTCGGTATGCCAGCTCTCATCACACTCATCCCCTTCGAACGGGTTAGAGCTGAAGTTCACGCTCACCGAGGTGATACCGCGGCCCACCACCGGAGAGAATTGAGAGCCGCGCCTCGAGAGGTATACAGGCGGGGCGGTATTCCGGACCCAGGCTGCACAAGCTCCTGATGCGTGCCTCCTCTGCCGCCCTTGCCGAGCGGGTTGGGCTTATACTCTCCAGTATCCAGGTCCTTGACGATCCAGAAGGTAGTCATGTGAAGTCCTCCAGTTTCGTAGAGTAGGGTAGCATAAGCGGATGCTTCGGGTCACCCCCTTTTGTCAGGCCCAGGTGTTTGAGGGGCTTGCCGGCACGTCCAGCTCTGAGCCAGGCCAGGGTGTATCGGACGTATTCGTGATGCTCCTTCGGCACCTTGGCGAGAGAGCCCCAGCACGGAACGATCACGTCGACCTCCTCTAGGAAGCGCCTCATGTGGATGCCGTTCTCAGGGCCGAAAGGATCATCAGCCGCCTTGAGCTGCTTCACGTCGGTCGCTCGGTAGGCGAACAGGTTGACGACCTCGTAGCCGTCACCGTCCCATCTCTCGACGAAGCCCCTCCACTTCCTGGTCGTGGCGTCCTCCTCGTCTGCATCGGCTGTTGACGGGTTCACACCGATGAAGCCATAGGTCGTGCCGATGCCTGAGCCCCATTCGCGGCCGAGCCGGTAGCGGTAGGTCCCGCAGTCGGACAGGGTGGCGGTCTTGTGCATCAGAACCCCTTCGGCTCTCAGGCGGTTGGCCAGGTAGTTACTCATCGGGCATATCCTCCATCGCTTCCCATGTGACATACCGGCCCCACTCTGTTCGGACCCAGCCGCATCGGACGTCGCGCTCCTCGATCGGGAGGAACGGAACGCCCTTGCGCTTGGCCAGGGTCTCGAGAGCAGCAGCGGTGCACGGCGGTGTCACTTGGTAAACCTCTTGATTGAGCCCTGGGCGAAGGGGTTCTTGCTCGGCCGTTCAGGCTCAGGCTCCACCCAGGGCGGTTGTCCCTCCATGATAGACCGAAGCTCGTCACCTGTCAATGGCCCTTGGTCCTCGCCGAGCATATCAGCGGGAACGCCCATAGCCAGTTTGACGTCGGCTTCACAATAGGCCTTCATCTGTTCCAGCATCGCCAGGGTCTTCGAATGCCCTCGGCCTCCCATCACCAGGACGCGGCGCTCGATCCGCGAATAGTCCACCTCAGCGAGCGGATGCGGTCCAGTTTCCACGTCACGGAGCTTCGTCGGTTCCTGACTGGCAGGACAGGGCTTGAAGGTGAGAGGCCAGACGAGCCGGCCAGTTGGGGTCTTTGGTTCGTCGTTCATCCCCCGATCCTCCCTTTCCCCTTGCAGGTGTAGCAGGCCTTCTTGGGCGGACGCTTGCCTGTCTTGGTCTTCGGCTGGGTGTAGCCATAGCCTCCGCAGGCCAGGCACACCGGACCGATAGGCTTCTTCGCCCGGGCATAGACCTTCCCGGACGCACTGACTGGTTTGATTGGGCTGGTCATTAGAAGAGCCTCCCTTGGCTTGTGTCTCGTTGGCGATATTGACGATAGGGCTGGATGTCTTCCCGCTCAGGGACCCGGATGGTCATGCTGTCTCCGTCGAGGAGGACGTGGTAGCGGGTCCGAGTGTGGCCGAAGAAGTCCATCTTCGTTGCGAGGCGGAGGGCCTGGACGACGGGATGGTGAGAATGCCGGTAGACCGAGAAGCGCAAGGTGTCCTGGACTTGGAAGGTGACCCCCTGGTCAGGAGAGCGTTTCGATCCGCCGTCGCTGACCCACTGTGAGAGGTGACTTTCGGGAAAGAGGTAGAGCAGGCAACTGTTGGGTGTCTTGCCGGTCGCTGGTGCCATGAAGCCCCTGAAGCCCTGAGGCCAGGAGCCGGCGGGGACTTGACCGATGATGCGGACCCGGTTCTTCACCACCAGGCCGTTGCGCTTCGCTGGATGCAGACCGATCAAACCGGACTTGATGCCCCAGCTGTTATTCTTGCCAGTGAGTTCCATTGGCGTTTTCCTTTCGTTGGTTCGCAGGTCTCGCCTGCATAGCGCTGCGGTCGCAGCTCATACCTTGATGCCTCGAATGGTCCACCAGGAGGACCCTCAAATGGGTGTGACCGAAATGCGCCGATTTCCTTCCAGTCGTTTAGCTCCAAGCCTTCTCGCCGAATTTCGGTCCTTACGTGCGCGTCACGTGCGATGGGACCCACTCGCTGAGGACGGAGGAGATGAAACCAAGGCATCGGCCCTTGAACCGAACCCAAATGGGTCCAGTAGCCCCTTATCAGTCAGCTCTGACAGCTCTTTTCGGTGAATTCGCCCCTTGTATAGCCTCGTATAGCTTACAGTTTTCTCAGCCATACGGAAAAAAGCGTTTAATTTCATAAAGTTACTATAGTCTGTATAGCTTGTATAGTTTGTATAGCCTAAGTTGTTCTTACGCAAGGGCATTACCACATCTATTATTGGTTCCTATAAGGGAATTCTCGCACGCGTGTAAGGACCACCGAGGCTATACAAGCTATACAAGCTATACAGACAGGCCTAAGTCGCTGTTTTTGCTGCACAATATCCGTATAGCTGAGCTTTCTCCACGCTATACAAACCAAAAGCTCACGCATACAGCGACCGGATTGTCCAACTATCCGGTTCGTTTCGGCGACGATTACCGAAAAAGCGAGCGGTTCCAGTATGCAGCATTTCGGTGCCAGCCGCCGAAAAAGACGAGAGGGTCCCTCGAAAGAGACCCCCTTAATGTCGAGCAGCACTGTCAGTCAGTCAGCCGATAAATACGCATCCACCCAAGCGAGTGACCTTCACCATGCCATTTACCACCTCGCCTTTGCTCTCTTTCCGAGTGTTCTCAAAGCGGATCATTCCGTCCATCATCTTGTTTGCCTCACGAACGGAGATAGGCACATTGCCACCCATATCGAGGAAGCCCTTAGAGCCTCTGCCGGTCTCTTCGTCAAAGTCAGTGTATAGGTCGACAGAGGTGCGAACATAGAAGGACACTTTCCGAATACGAGTGAAGAACTTCTTGGCGTCTGCAGGTGGAAGATAGGCAACAACCTGTTCGTCGGTGCCAGTCATAAGGGTTTCATAAGTGGTGGTCATGTCGCTGGTCTCCTACGTTGATGCACCCATATTGCCAAAAGAAAAGGGGGCTGTAAACCCCCTTCGAGGGATATTTCCCTCGTAGCCCCAACAGAGCACATCAGCGGGCCGACGCTATCATCCCATCATTGACCGCATCAACACGCCGGTGGTGGGCTCCAGCTCGCCCTTGAATTCCCCGGGCAAGATCGCTCTGGGTGCAGCATTAGCGCCCAGACGCCGACGCTTGCTCTGATACCAGGAACAGGCACCTGCAATAGAGAGCTGCGTCTGGCGGATATGGAAGCCCGAGACCTTGAGCTCGTCAGCCGAACCGAGCTGCACGCACCGGACCGGGTCAATCTCGCACTCACCCATGGCGTCGAGCCATTCGAGCTCCGCGGCGACAACCTTGCATAGGCTATCGAACTCAGCATCCGAGATGAGCGAGACGTTCTTCTCGTAGTAAAGCCAGGAGGCCATAATGACCTGGCGGGCTTTCAGGTCTATGCTATCAGCCATTGGTTCGGTCCAGAAACGACGGAGATAAAAGCACGTTAGAAGGGAGCCTCAAATCACGTAGGAATTTGATAAGGACCTTCTTACGGTGCCCCGCTAATCCTGTGCCGACAGGGGTTAACTCGAACCATTCATCGGAATGCTCCTGGGCATATTGCTTAAAGGTCCGAAGCTCTTGCTCAACCCGAGACCAGGGGAGAACACGTAGCTTCTCGTCTTTGGTAGGTAAGGCATATGAGTTGCCAGTCCTCCCAACGCCGATCCCTTGTTGGGCACCCCTTACTTGCTTAGCAAATAAAGCTGCACCTCTCCCATGTTTGCCCGCTAAGTTGGAGCCAAATACAAATACAGGATCATTCATGACGAAAGCCCTGCCAGCGCGCACTGCTCGGTCTTCTCCAGAATGTCGAACTGGGCCGATGCGAATTCCTGCCACGAGACGAAGCGCTCGAATGTGTCGGCGCCAAAGCGTGCGGTCAGCTTCATGCCGAGCACGTGCAGCTCCCAGGTGACCTCGAGACCGTATCGCACCAGGTAGCCGTCACACCGTGTCGCGGCTCTCTGGAGGTCGTCCAGGTTGACGAAGTTCCGTTGCGGGGTGATGCTCATTGGTCTGCCTCCTCTGCTTTACGGTGCCACATCGACGCACGCTCACGATAGAGACGAGCCAAGATGGTGCTGCCAGAGGCGCGAGCCATTTCCAGGTAACGGTCACGACGGGCCGTTGCTTCCATGTGAGAGAAGGTGCTCATTTGACCGTCTCCCACGTAATGTCCAGGGTGTGCCCACCATCCAGATCAAGGTCCGTGTTGCTCCAGTCGCCGCCGCCAGGAATGGAAACCTTGACGCGAGCATTGTTGGGAATGCCCAGGTGCCGTTTGATTGCGGCGCCGGACAGCTCCAGACTGTGCTTTGTGGTGGTGACGGTTTTGGTCTCTGTCTTGAGACCGTCGAGAAGATCGGCCATGTCAGCTCCTTGGTTAAGATGCTTCCATCCTAGTCAAGGAGCTGAGAGGTGTATCCCATCATTACAGGTCGTCAGGGAATTCTGCAGGCTCGTGGAGCTGCTCGTCGACGTTCGGCCAGTTATAACTGTCCCCAAAGAAGCGGGTAAAGCTCTCACGGCATTCTTCGAGCCTCGGCAAATCATACGCCCAAGCGCGACCGTCACCGAGACGCTTCAAAACGCTCCCTTCCATCGGTCTGGCCTTCTGCTTGTCCTTGATGCCAGGGCACAAGTTCTTGATATTCTTGGTGAACATCATATCAATGCCCCGGCCCATGCTATTCGGACGTATGCCATTCCGGCGGCAATGGTTCTCGTAGCTCTCCTGAATATCCTCGCGGAATACTCGGACAGGACCTTCGACCCACTTGCTCTGTTCGTCACAGGGATCGAAGTCCAGATTGCCCTGGTAGAGCAGGTCGAACCACCATTGCTCAATCGGACCCATGCCCATAATCTTCTGCTCAATCGCCGCGGCGCTCGTAGGGATTTGCTTGCGCGGAGCCCATCCTGAGATGTCACGCTGCATCAGGTCCCAGAGCAGTGCCTCGCGACCACCCTGGTTGAGCTGGTCATTGAGCTTCTCGAACCATGAGTGCTGGCCGACCTTATTCTGGTTTGCACGCTGGAGCAAGAAGCGGCGTTCGCCTTCGAGGCCCATCGGGATGAACCAATCTTCATTCGATGCCATGCCCACGTGGAGCCGGTTCTTGCCTCGCTTGGCGTCTTTGCCTTTGCCTTCATAGACCAGGGTCGGTTCCGTGATAAGCCCTTTCAGTCGGCTCTCTCCGTCCTTGTCATAAGCCTTGATGGCCTCGTCAGCGAAGAGGAAGATGCAGTCACGCAGGTGGTCATTGAAGCGACCAGTCAGGTGCTCCGACGAGGTAATCTGCATCCCGTGACGTCCAGCCAGTTGAGCCAGAGTGCGGAACCAGGTGCCTTTGCCGACACCCTTACCGCCCTGAAAACATATCGCGACCTCAGCGGGCGAACCAGGATGCTGGATCATATATGCCGCCCAGTTCATCACATATTCGTAGACCGCTTCGTCTCCGTCACAGAGGACGTCAGACAGCAGTTCGTTCAGGTAGCTCCAGCCGTCGTCTTTCTTTGCAGGCGTAACAGCCCAGCCGGTCCAGAGATTGAGGAAGCCCTTGTGGTCCCGCTCGGGATCGAAGATCACGCCGTTGTATTGGCGACGACCTCCCCATTCCTGCCAGGCCTCAGCGATCGGCACGGCTCGGTCACCTTGCTGCACCCGACGGTTGGCCAGGAAGCTCTGAAAGTCGAACTTCGTCGCTGAGACCCAGCACTTCCGTGGAGCAATGCCTTCTTTGGCGTCACCACTATCAGGATCGAGCACCTCCCACATGACGCGGAATTTGCCTCCATCCATAACCGCACAATAGCGGTCGTTCATCTTTTCTAGTGGTCCCTTCTTCTCATGCTCTGGCGTCTCTTCATCAAACGCCTCGTCAGGCACATCATCAGGATCAAGGTCATCAAAATCGTCCGCTGCTGGCGTGCGAGGGATCAGCTCTCCGGCCCCTTTGTCACGCATGAATTTGTGGAGTGTTCGATATGTGACCCGAGCACCGTCAGCATCCGCGTGGAGACTATCCCAACGCAGACCGATGATTGTGCCATGGTCACTATATTCTGGATCGCGGGTGCACCACTCAATGAACTCCTGGCGTCCGTCGCCGGCTGTCGCATGGTGGCAGGCTTGCATCAAGGTGAGCCAACTGTCGTGGTCTGAGAAGTCCTCAGGGTCCAGTTGGTCCAGCATCTCGGCCAGCTCTTCCTGGTCATGTTCCCCCCCGCCCGTAGCTGCAGACCCCGTTGGACGACGGATAAGGTCTATGAGCAACTTGGGGGCGGAGGGGGTCCCGAGCTCGTCGAGCTCCGGATAGAGGAAGTCCCAAGAGTAAGGGAGCTTCGTGTCTGGGTGAATTGAGCCTGCGGAAACGACCTGGCGACCGAACGACTTGAATTCGACGCCGGGATATTGGTCGTTGAGACTGTCCCGTGTGGAGACGTCTTCGGGCTTGCTCATATAAATGTGGAGACCGCCAGAGCCAGTTTCGACCCGCGGGAATTCATCAACGTTCAGGCCGACGTCTTTGCAGAGCCGCTTGAACGGATTGTCTGTGGCGAGCGTCTCGCCTTCAGGGAAGCCACGAGGGTCAATGTCCAAGACAAGATCGCCGGCACCTAGACGGACGCCGACGTTGTAACCCTCTTCCATGTAGTCAACCTGGAGGTCGGACTTATAGGTCCTCTTCATCCAGTTTTTGTCGACTGGCGATTTGCCTCGGTTACGCTTCTTCCCCTTGTATTCGTCTTCGTCTGTGTGGTGGTGCAGGGGTATCAATTGCATCCCTGCTGCTAGATAGGGCTTCAGCTGCCCAGGGTCAGTTTTTGGGTCCAAGTCGATGGCCCTCCTTATCCGTCGTTGTCCAGGAACCACACTGCTCGGATATAATGCGAAAGCGAACTAGCGAATTGGCCATAGCTGTGAACGACGGTTCTCCTCTCAGCTCTTTTGGTTCATGCTGACCCTGTTAAATCAACCCGACCATGGAACGGAGAAACCAATGCAAGTCACTTTCGATACCGCCAACGAGAAAGATGTCCAGGACGTCCAGGCTCTTCTCAATATGCTGACCGGCGGACAGACCACGGCTATGGAAGCCACGGCCGATGTGGAAGCCGAGACCAGCCGGTCCGAAGACACCAAGGCTGCGGACGAAGCTGCTGCCAAGAAGAAGGCCGACGCTGCGGCGAAGAAGAAGGCTGACGAAGCCGCCGCCAAGAAGAAGGCCGACGCTGCTGCGAAGAAGAAGGCCGAAGAGGAAGCTGCTGCGGCTGAGGCCGAAGCGGCGGAAGAAGAAGACGAGAAGGAAGACGACACCCCGTCGGTCTCTCGCGAGGACGTCAAGAACGCCCTGAAGGACTACGCTGCGCTGGAAGGCAAAGACGCTGCAATCACGATCCTGAAGGACCACGGAGCTGCGTCGATCACCGAGCTGGCGGAAGACAAATACGCCGACGTGATCGCCGCCTGCGGGTGACGACCGCCCTGTCTGGCAGCGACCCCGACCGCTGCCAGACACCCCATCAACGCCAGGACGGAGGGAAACGCCATGGCACAGAGACCCCAAACGGCAAGCGGGCGGTTCCAATGTGACGCCCAGGTGCCCGACCCACATGAGAGCGATTGCACCAGGCTCTGCAAGCATCCAGCCATTGAAGGCGGACGGCTCTGCAAGCGCCACCAAGCTGCTCGCGATCGCATCGACAATCCCCCGCTTCGCACCTACTGTGTGACCAAGAGCTACAAGCCCGCTCGGCGAAATTCCGACGGAAGCTACCGGCGCACGATCGTCGGAAAACCGTTCAAGGACTACGACACCGCCTGGGCCTGGGCGCGGCTCAACTCCCGCCAGCTCTTCCAGGCACCTCGCGCTGGTGAACGGGTTTGCTCCTATTCTGTGGAGGCTGTGCGATGAAGAAGCCCATTCCAATCAAGGCAGCTGAGCGCATCGCCAAAATGTTCGGCTATGACCAGGTTATCATCTACGCCCGGAAAGTCGGGGATGCTCCCGACGGTGGTGAGCATATGACGACCTATGGGGTCAACAAGGAGCATTGCGATGCTGCCGCCAAAATCGGCGATCACCTCAAATACAACGTGATGGGCTGGGAGCGACCCAATGCCTAATCGCCTTGACACCCGGACCGAGCTTCGCACCTACAACGCCGACAAGCTGGAGGAGATGATTGAGCTCCGGGACCAGCTTATCAAAGAGGGTTGGCAGTTGCGGGATTTTGTCCAGCTTCGCCAACCTCTCGATGGACGTGGACCCTATTGGGCGACGTTCTCATTCGACCTACCTGCTATTGATCCAAAGGCGATGAACTGATGCAGATTTGGAAATTCCCTCTTAGGATCGAACGGCACCAGATGGTCGTGATGCCCGCTGGCTCGGTTCCGCTGTCAATCCAGATGCAAAACGGAACCCCCACGCTTTGGGCTTCTGTCCACCCTGATGCTCCAAAGATGCAGCGAGACCTGAGCCTCGTCGGGACAGGCCATGACCTGCCTTCAGGGGTTCAGTCCTTCATCGGAACCGTGCAAGATGGTGCATTCGTATGGCACCTATTCGACGGAGGAGAACACTAGATGGCATGGCACGCAAGGCTCAGCGCCTCTCAAACGAAAGACTGGTTCAACTGCCCAGGCACGATCGCTCTCAAGGAGATGTTCCCCTACGACGACCCGTCGGGAGAAGCAGCTCAGCTCGGCACGTGTGCCCACGCCTTGATTGAGCGTTGCCTGGAAGAAGGTGTCTCGCCAGAAGCCTATCGCGATCGCTTGATTGAGATAAAGCACCCGGACACCGACAAGGAAGAGACGGTCATTATGGGCAAGAATGTCAAATGGCCCAAGCAAGTTGGCCGTGTGATCTTCGAGGTCGACGATGATATGATCGAGGCGACGACCACGTTCATCGACTATGTGATTGGTCGTCTGGTCGAGCTCTTCCCCCAGGCTTACGATACGACCGGCTTCGGCGACGAAGTGCCTTATGGCATCTCGGTCGATGCTGTCAAAAGGGGTCAGTTGAAGCTTGAAGGCCGAGTGAACCCTCTGCCTGAGCGCGATGATACTGGCGGAACGGCTGACGTCACAATCGACTGCTGGCCGGACCTCATGGAGCTGGTCGACTATAAGAACGGGACGGGCGTCCTGGTTCCTGTCGAGGGCAATCTCCAGCTTCGGTCCTATACGCTCGGGCGAGCGGTCGAAGGCGACGGCGAGATTGGCGACTATGCCAACTATCGCTATACGATTGGCCAACCCCGTCACCACCGGGCACCTCCCGGCGGTATGTCCTGGGAAGAGCTGAAGCCCAACGAGCTGGCGGCATTCCGCAAAGAGCTGGTTGCTGCCTGTAAGCGGGTGGACAAAGCCCGCCTGGTCCTGGAGCAAGCCTACAACTACAAGCGTGATGCAGACGAGATGCTCACGATCGAAGAGGCTCGTCAAGCTCTCTATGACGCTGGCTTCCTGTCGGTCGGGGAGGATGGGGGTCATTGCAACTGGTGCCCTCACCTGAACGATTGCCCTGCTGCTCTCAACAAGGTCCAGGACGTCGCCGGCATGGACTTCGCCGACGAACCTGAGGAGCTGGAAGACCCAATGGGCCCGAACCACTTGGCGATGATCCTGCCCTGGAAAGGCTTCATCGAGAGCTTCCTGAAGAAAGCCGCCGCCATTGCCCAGGAGCGTCTGCTCAAAGGCGAGGAGGTCCCCGGCTACAAGATGGTCAGGAAGGGGGGTAACCGGACCTGGAAGCCAGACCTGGACGAAACGGAGGTGACCAACCGCTTGATTGAGCACTATGGTGTCAAGCGTGAAAAGATCATGAACCCACCCGCTGAAGCCAAGATGCGGACGGGTCCCCAGATTGAGAAGGCCGTGCCGGCCAAAATGCGCGAGGAGTTCGCAAAGGAATTCCTGTGGAAACCCGAAGGCGGATTGACGATGGTGACTGAAGACGATGGCCGAGAAGCTGTCACACCGGACCAAGCTGCCGACGACTTTGGAGATGTAGAAGAATGACCCAACCGAAACAAGCCACCTATATTGGTCCCGTCGAACAGCTGAGCGGCTGCAAAGTCCTGGTCCGCCCCTGTGACCTGGCGCACACCCTGGAGGTCCAGTTTACGGACGTCAATGCCCGGAAGCCCGACGAGTGCGCTGGCAAGAAAGACGTCACGGACCTGGAGCAGCTGATGTTCGGCTGGCATGAAATGCCTCTCGATCACTTCGAGCTGACGCAGCAGGCCAAGGCCAAGAAAACCCCGACCCCCCAAGGCGATGGTCGAGGAGGACGATGATGGCTGAAGTCAAGACCATATCGACCAGCATCAAATGCCGGGTCAATACGGCTCAATATGAGGGGACCGAAGCGTCGGTCTACCTCATGGCCGAGCTGGAAGACTTCGACGACCCGGAGGAGGAGCAGGACAAGCTCTTCGTCCTGGCGGAAAAGGCGATGCTGAACAACCTGCGAGCGATCTACAAAGGACGGGGCAAGAACACCTCCGCCAAGATGATCGCCAAGCAACACGGGATCACCTTCCATGGGTGAAATAGCCGATCAGATCATTGACGGCTTCTTCGATCATATGTGGGACGAAGCAGATGAAGTATTGGAGGACTTCCAGCCCGGGGACAACCCCCGGGTCACCCGTGCTCTGAAAGCCAAAGCCCACAAAGCGTTTGACCGGATATGGCAGTCAGGTCGAATGACCCGGTCTGCAGCGTATCGCTGGCTCTCCGTCGAATTGGGTGTCACGGCTTCAGAGGCACACATGGCTGCAATGAACAGACATGCTATTCTTGAGCGGGTTATCGTTGTGTCAGACGCCTACATGGGCGAACCGCTGGCAGCAGGCGATTTCCCAGACGACCTTTAGGAGAGAGACCTATGACCCAGCTGCTGAGACCTCAATCCATCGAGGCATATATCCGCCATACAGTCGACGGCAAGACGATGCGGGATATTGCCAGGACTGAAGATGTGGAGCCTTCCACAATCCTCCGGCAAATCCGGCGGATCGAAGACCTTCGGAGTAGCCCTGAATGGGACTGCATTGTCGAGGCCCTGGAGAACCACTGGGACCGGGAGGGGTCGCTGACCCGCTACCACGTATTCAAGGCTTTTGACCTGGATTTGCAGACCGTCACCAAAGAGATGCAGCTCTGCATGCCCCTCCTGGTCCAAGACGGTGCGCTTGTAGGCATCACCAATGGGAAGCAGGCCGGCATTTTCATCGAGCACGAAGTCATGCGCCGTGTCGATCGCAATATCGCTTTGTCCTGGGTGGCGCTCGGGTGGCTTATACTCGACACCGATAGCTCTCGGGTTCGCCGATACCGCATCACCGACCGAGCCTCTACCGAACTCCCTGTGGAGCCTGATACGGTGCCAAACCTGGGTCCAACAAAACGGTCGAAAGACCCGGGGTCCTCGAAGCTCCGTTATACCAATCACACTTGGAACAATGAGCCTATCGACCGGCTCTACCAATTGTCCCGTCGCAAGTCTGTCAATATCACCAACGAAGATATTGACACCGCCCAGCGCATCCGCAATCTGATGCTGCAGGCCGTCGTGGACGGGAAGGGCAGCGAGGCCCTAAAGCTCGTGATCAATATGGAAAAGAGCCTGGGACCTGATATGTTCAACCTGCTCTATGCTTTCCTGTATGAGGGCCGAGGTCTCGAGAAAATTGAGCAGAGCTTCGCCTGGTCCGCGCGGTCCGCGAAGATCGTTCTGATGGTGGCTCTCCAACAAGTTCGGCACTTCGGGCTTCTGGAGACTGAACAGCAGGAGGTGGCCTCGATTGCCGCAGAATGAGAAACCGGCACAACCAGCCCCTCCGCCGCCTCCAGGCAAAGTGGATGATCCGTGTGATCCGTTCATGCCACCACCTCCTGAAAAGGAAAAAGTGAAATGAGCTGGGGCGGTTATTCCTCTTGGTCCGATACGCTTATGCGAGGCCCTTTCCTTGTTACGCCAGTGCGCTTGCTATGGAAGTCCTATCAGGATCATTGCATCCTGTGGGGCTTTGACCAAGCAAGCGCATTTGAATTCGTTCACTGGCTTCGAGGCGAGGAGGGCCTGGAGATACGAACAGGCGGACAAGGCCGGGTTCGTCGCATGGCGGTAGGCGTTGCAGCTTCGAGGGTGTCCGACACCCCGCTCAATGCCCAGAATGGAACATAGAAGCCATGATAGGAGCAAGGAAATGACTGCCCAGATTACCCTCAACGCCGACGGGACTTTGTCCGGTCCAGACGGGGAGGCCCATCTGACTACCAAGGAAATGGCTCTCACCCTGGCTATCGCAAATCGCAAGGGAGGCACGCTGACCAAGGAAGCTGCGCTGACCGAGATTTATGGCGGACGGGACGAACCGGAGCTGAAGATCATTGACGTCTTCGTCTGCAAAGCCCGGAGGAAGTTGCTCCAAGTCGGTGCTGCAGAAGCTATCGAAACCGTCTGGGGCCAAGGATACCGCTGGTCCAAAGACGTGAAGCTGAAAACTCCCGACGGAGGGTTCCTGTCCCTGGAAGCCGAGCCGGAATTGGTGCATCGTATCGAGGACCTGGCCTTGGCCTCCGATTGCACCGTGGGCATTTTGCTGCACCGCATCATCTCTGAAAACATCGAGGCCTATGAAGAGGAGGCCTGGAAATGCTGAGACGTCCCAAGATACTGGTCGAAGCGGCCAATCACATGGTTCGAATGTCAAATGGTAAGCTGAAGACCAGATCGCTGGCAGTCGTCGAAGCCGAAGAACAGGAGCTCAACGATGCCCGGTTGAGCGGAGTGGGCAACTACTCTGGCCGGCGCCACATTGAGCTCGTGGCAGAGTATATCACCATCAAACGCAAGGAGCAAGACAAATGCACATAATGCTGGACCTCGAGACCCTCTCGACCAGACCTGACGCTGCAATCATCCAGATTGGCGCCGTCCTATTCGAGCCCGTTTACGGCGGGAAAATCCTGAACGACAAACCCTTCAACAAATTCACGCTGCTGCAAGATGGCCAGGGCTCCATCGATACGAGCACCTTCGCCTGGTGGATGCAGCAACCTCATGCTGCTCGCGTCGGGAAAGCCCTGGAAGAGACTGGTGTCCTCCTGGCCGATGCGCTGTCGGACTTCATCGAGTGGCCTCAAAAAGCTCACGGCCTGGGCTGGGACGCTATCGGCGGCATCTGGGCAAAGCCTTCCAACTTCGACATTGCCATTCTTCACTCGGCCTTTGCCCGTCACGGCGTCGAACCGCCTTGGGACCACCGCTCGACCCGCTGCAGCCGGACGCTTTTCGAGACCACTGGCGGAGCGCCTGAGATTGACTGGACCGGCCTGGTGGCCCACGATGCCTTTGACGATGCGCTGGGCCAAGCCATGCAGCTCCAAAAAGCGTGCCGCTGACGCTGAACAACGGTCGCCTTGGCATATGAGTTATGCCAAGGTGCTCGAGCTCGGCAGGTAAGCCGGCACCCAGGTCCGAAGGGTAATTCGGCAACCTGCGTCCAAGGGGTAACTTGGGCACCATGAAAGGAGCCAGACTAATGGCTGAACTCGTTAAATACCTCACTCCCGTCTTCCGTGGCGCATTCACCAAGACGGTCTTCACCCCCGAATATTTCGACGACGACAAGACCGGCGAGCCCAAATACGGGATCACCGCAATCTGGGACCCTGAGAAATTCTCCAAGGCTGACCAGAAGCGCTGGGACGCGATCATGGAAGCTCTCGACGACGAGAGCAAAGCTCGCTTCAAGAAGTCGTGGGACAAGCTGCCGGCGAACTACAAGAAGGGCATTCGCGACGGTGAAGAAAAGGCCGACAAGGAAGGCTTCGAACCGGGCCTGCAGTTTGCCAGCCTGACCACCAAGATGCGCCCTGGTGTCGTCGACAAGGAGCGCAAGGCGATCGCCAAGAACGACGAAGAGCGCGAGAAGTGGGAAGAGCAGGACAAGGACGTCTCGAACGAAGTCGGGATGGATGCGGTCTACTCGGGCGCCTACTACCGTGCGACTGTCGTGACCTACTCCTACGACAACAAAGGCAAGGGCGTTGCGCTCGGTCTGATGAACCTGCAGAAGGTCCGCGACGGCGAACGGATCGACGGTCGGACGGATGCTTCCGCCGACTTCGAAGACGAGCTGGACGATGCGTGGCTGGAAGAGGACGAGGACCCGCTCGACTGATAGAATTGCCTCGCCGATCGCTGCTCCCCTCCGTCCACGGCGAGGCAGTCAGGGCCCGCGGATCACTCCGCGGGCCCATTGTCGTTCAGTAGTAGACCGTGCTCATTGCCAAGCTGTCCCATCTCTTGGGGATCAGCAGCCTCACAGTATCAACCACCTCTTTGTCCAGCTCGAGGACCTCGCCAACCGCTTGAAGTGCTGCGACGGTGACGAAGTAGCCCACAGTCGGGCCTCCTTCTACCGAGACGATTGCAGGAGTTTGAGCTCCATACATTGCCCGGCCAGAGTAGTCCTCCATCAGGGAGGCGTCCAGTCCGGCTTCTTCCATCAGCTCTACGGCTTTGCGGAAGATGTCGAGCCGAAGCTCAGGGTCTTGGAAGTCTGTCATGCTTTTCTCCTTATCGCTGGTTGACAGTATAAATAGGATACGCCGAGACGCTGGGTATGTAAACAGAAAAGAATGGGCGATTTTATCGTTTTCCCTGTTTACAACCAGAATGGGACCCCGTATAAGATACCTATAAACAACAAAACAACCAGCGACCACGGAGACTACAATGTCCAATATCAGCGACCTGATCGTCGACCTCGTAAACAACAACCCCGCCCTGAACAACGACCAAATCGCCGACCTGGTTCGCGAGCAGGTCCCCGGAGCCACAACGAGTGCAGCGAGCGTCTCGAGTGTGAAGAGCAAAGCCAAGAAAGCAGGCCTTCTGCAGTCCACGGCTGTTCCTCAGAACCTCGGTGGCACTGCGCTCGTGGTTGCTCCCGAAGAGCTTCCCGAAGTCACCGAGGAAGAGCGTTCTGAAGGCATTCGCCGTCGGTTCAACACTCTTGAGCGGATGGCTTTCAAGGTGTCTGACGGAGACCTTCCTGCGTTGATCGTGTCGGGTCCTCCGGGCCTTGGCAAGTCTTTCACTGTGGAGCAAGTTCTCACTGAGCGGTTTGGCGATCCTGTCAGCCCTCTTGAAGACGAGTTTGACGACACCGCGCCCACCTATGACATGATTTGTGGAACCATCACGGCTCCCGGTTTGATCCTCGCACTTTGGAATATGCGGAACGGTGGCGTGGTTGTCTTGGACGACTGTGACGACGTGTTCCGTGACGAGACGTGCCTCAACATTCTGAAGGCAGTTCTTGACAGCAGCGAACGTCGGATCGTATCCTACCGCAAGCAAGCCCATTGGATGGATGAATATGGCATCCCTCAGTCGTTCCAATTCGACGGTTCTGTGGTCTTCTGCACCAACATCGACTTCGAGGCGGCAATCCGCAAGAACACCCCAATGGCTCCTCACTTTGAGGCGCTGATTGACCGCTCTCTCTATCTGCACCTTGGCATGCGGACCCAAGAGGACTTCATCACTCGCATCCGTCATGTTGCGATTGAGGATGGTCTGCTCAAGTCCAAAGGTCTGAACGACGAGGAAGCTCAAGAGATTTTCGACTTCATCGTGGAGAACAAGGACCGCTTCTATGGCCTGTCCCTCCGCCTCGTTGGTCAGATTGCCTTCTGCTTCCAAGTCGATCCTGAGACATGGAAGACTGACGTGGAGGCTACCAAGATGCGGACCCTCCGCTGAAATACACCGTCGCTGGTGGTCAACTAAGGGAGCCTTCGGGCTCCCTCTTTTTTGTCTCAACGGTCCCTTTCCTCATTCAGCCATGGGCAAGCTGAAAGCACCCACCCAACCGAGGAGAAGAACCAATGAAGAAGATCATGATGATGGCCTGCGCGTTGGCCCTGATCGGCGCTCCGGTCATGGCTCAGAACCGCAACTGTGCTCCCCGCGACGCGGTTGTTGAGCGTCTGCAGTCCAAATATGCTGAAGCCGTTCACGCCCGAGGCCTTGCAGCCAATGGCACGATGCTCGAGGTTTGGGGCTCCAACGAGAGTGGCTCCTGGACTGTGACGATCACGACCCCGCAAGGTCTGACCTGTCTCGTCGCAAGCGGCCAGTCCTTCGAGGACGTCGAACCTGAGCCGATCGTCAACGAGGGCGATCCGACTTGAACGTCAACCGTGACTATGACCAGCTCCGCGCGTATCTCTCTTTGCTCGTGGAGCTGGAATGCCAAATCGACGAGATAAACGAGGCCAAAGGCCAGGCGTTCAGAGAAGCCAAGGCTTGTGGGTTTCCTCGCGATGTGGTTCGTGACCTCCTTCGCATGAAACAAGACGGACGACTGGACGACAAGGACGTTCCTTCAGCGTTCGAAGGTATCTTGGACGCTCGAGGTATTGCACAAAAGCCAGACTAAAGACGGAGCAGCAGACATGGGTCCATCGACTGGGGACATTCAAGAACTTTCATCCAAGCTATATGACGAGCTGGTTGGCACCTGCGACGGAATGCCCGAGTGGGTTACCGAGCACGAGCAGGAGGCTGATATTCTCGAGGCCTTCGACCAGGACGCTTTCCTATGCTCTGCCTGCGGCTGGTGGTGCGAGATGGGCGAGTGTGAAGAAGGCCCTGACGGCGACGACGTTTGCAGCCAGTGCGCGGAGGAGTAGCCCTTGCCTTTCGATTTTGCCCCCGAACTCAATGACGTAGGCTTTGAATGGTTCTCTAAACTAGAGGACCAGATTGCCTATTGGAAGAGCCGCATTGCCGAAGAGGGCGAGCTCCAGACGACCATTGACTTTGAGACCCGATCGCCGACCGACATCAAGAAACGTGGGGGCTTCCTGTATTCCCTGGACCCTGCTACGGAGGCGATGTGTCTAGCCTACCATTTGCCTGGTGAGACTGAGGTCAAGCTGTGGCACATGGCTCACCCCGAATTCTTCATTGGTGAAAGTCCAGCGCCCACAGACCTGTTTGCCTTCATTCTTGCAGGAGGTCTGGTAGAGGCTCACAACGCCTTTTTCGAGAGGTGCATCTGGACCAACATAATGATCCCTCGCTACGGTTGGCCGGTTATCAAGCCAGACCAGTGGCGTTGCTCGGCCGCGAAGGCTTCAGCAATGTCTCTGCCTCGTAGCCTGGAAGAAGCCGTCGCCGCCATGGACCTTGGGATCGACAAGGATATGGAAGGCCGGAAGCTGATGCTGAAGATGTGCAAACCGCGCAAGCTTCGCAAGGCTGAGATGGAAAAGTGGATGCATGACACTGGCCACAAAGGTCGCACTCCTGCCTACAAATCTGCCGGCTATCCAATCGTCTATCACGAGACAGAGGAAGACCTCCACCGGCTGTGGGATTATTGCAAGCAAGACGTTTTCGCCGAGCACGCGCTTAGCCTCAGCCTGCCCGAATTGTCCGAGCAAGAGCTTGAGACCTGGAAGATGGACCAATGGCTCAATTGGCGAGGGGCTCGGTTCGATCTGACCATGGCCAAGCAAGCCTTGAGCATGGCGTCTGAATGGCGGAAGCGTCTCAACTCTATCCTGGAAGCTCTCACTGGTATCACGTCAGCCACCAAGCGTGCGGCCGTCAAAGAGTGGCTGGTCGAAGAGGAAGACCTGGACCTACCAGACACCGCCGCCGATACCCTCAAGCATTACCTTGAGAATGAAGAGCTGAGCGCCAGAGCGCGTCGGGTGCTGGAGATTGTCCGTGACGTGAACAAGACGTCGACCCGCAAATATAACGCGATGATCGATAAGGCCTGGGAGGGTGACGAAAGAGCCCGGGACCTCATGATGTATCACGGCGCCGGCACTGGACGCTGGGCTGGCAAAGGCATCCAGGTCCACAACTTTCCTGCTCGGGACCTCGTCGTCAAGGACTTCGATGAAGCGGCTGAGCTGATCCTGGACGGCGATCTGGACTGGTGTCACGCCCTCTACGGCGATGTTATGGCGTTCCTCAGCCATGCCCTTCGTGGTGCTATCCTGGCTGAAGAAGGCCGGGAGCTGATGGTCGCTGACTATGCGGCGATCGAAGCCCGCTGCGTCCTGTGGGAAGCTGACGACCAGCAAGGTCTCGGTGTCTTCCGCCGTGGTGACGACATCTATTGCGATATGGCGACCGGAATTTATGGGTTCGAGGTCCAGAAAAAGATCGCAAAAGACTGGACGCACCCGGACTACACTCTTCACTCAGGTTGTCGCCAGTTTGGCAAGCAAGCCATTCTCGGACTGGGTTATGGAATGGGCTACATGACATTCCTCCTGACCTGCCGGAAGTATGGCATCACCTTCTCACGAGCCGAGGTCCTCCGGATCATGGGCCCTGAGAAACTGGACAAGACGGAAGAATGGGTCCGCAAGCAGCTGTGCCTGGACACTCCACCGTCCAAAATGACACCTGAAGAAGCCAAGCGGTATTCTGCACGGAAGCGTCAAGCGGCTCGCAGTCGCCGTCGGTTAATCGAGGCTCGAGAGGACCCTGCAAAGATCGTCCACGAGCTGGCGCTAATGAAGCACACCGTGGACATATACCGGGCTCGCTATCCCCAGGTCAAGGCTATGTGGTCGGACCAGGAGGCTTGTGCAATCCAGGCGGTCAAAAGCCTGCCGACGCCGGAGGAGCTTACCCAGCTTCACGACAACGGAATTGAGCTGCCTCGTGAAGTCTTTACGGCTTCGGACCCGGTTGAGTGCGGCAAGGTCAAGTGGTATATGTCCGAAGCTCGGACGGTGGTCGATGCGCTTGCTGGAACGATCCACGTCAAGCAGGGAAAATGGCTTCACTGCGAGTTGCCCAGTGGCCGCCGCATGTCCTACTGTGATCCTCAGATCAAGCTGACGAAAACCAGCTGGGGCGAAACCAAGCCAGCTCTCCGCTATATGAGCGTGGACGGCGTGACCAGGAAGTGGGTCCGGACAGCGACCTATGGCGGGAAGATTGTCGAGAACATCACCCAGGCGGTGGCTCGAGACATCATGGCTGAGGCGATGCTCAACTCCGTCAAGGAAGGGTGTCCTTATGATCCAATCATGTCGGTGCACGATGAACTGGTCTGCGAAGTCGACGAGGACAAGGGAGACCTGGAGGAATTCGAGACCCTTATGTCTGACCTTCCAATATGGGCTGCAGGGTGTCCGATCGTCGCTGAGGCTGAAAGGTTCAAGCGCTATCGCAAATGATGGGATGCGCAGAGACCTGGCCATGGCACAGTAAACTCAGACACCAATCAAGGGGAGCCTATCATGGCCGAATTCTTCCACTGCTACCGTCACCACCGCTTTCAGAAAGCGGCGCAGAAGACGGTTGACCAAGCCAACGCAATCTTGACGGACCTTCGGGCCCAGGGTTACACGCTGACCCTCCGCCAGCTCTACTATCAATTCGTCAAAGCGAACCTCATTCCCAATGAGGAGAAGCAATACAAACGCCTGGGCCGACTTATCACGAACGCCCGCGAAGCAGGCCTCATGGACTGGAACGCAATCCACGACCTGGGCCGGACGGTTTACGGGCCAATCCTCAGGAAGACCCTGCACGTGTGGTCGACGGCATCGAGCGGAAATTGGTGTTCGACCAGTGGGCTCGTCAGGATACCTACCTCGAAGTGTGGGTTGAGAAGCAAGCGCTTGAAGGCGTTATCGCCCGTCCTGCCAGCCGGCTCCAGGTGAACTACATGGCTTGCAAGGGCTATCTGTCTGCCAGTGAAGCATGGCGCGCTGGTCTCCGGTTCCAATCGGCGATCCACCAGGGCAAGCACCCGGTGATGATCCACCTTGCCGACCACGACCCCTCTGGCCTGAATATGACCGACGACAACACCGACCGGCTTCGCCTGTTCGCGGAAGACCAAGGTGTCGAGGTGCGACGCATCGCTCTGAATATGGATCAGGTCGAGCACTATGCTCCGCCGCCGAACCCTGCCAAAGAGACCGACAGCCGGGCGAAGGCCTATGTGTCCAAATACGGACCGCATAGCTGGGAGCTGGACGCTCTCGAGCCCAAGGTGATTGACCAGCTTATCACCGACACGATCAATGAATATCGGGACATTGACGTCTGGAATGAGGTCATGGCCCAGCAAGCGGAAGCCCGACGTCCTTTGCAAGCCCTCGGCGATAACTGGACGAAGGTCGAGAACTTCATGCGTGACGAAGGCATGTTCTGATAACAAGGGCATAGGCTGGAAGCTATCTGGCCTATGCTATTCACACAATCTAATTGGATGGAGGTCCAAATGAGCAAGACAGCGAACCAACCCGAATACCCTCTCACCAGCGTGACCGTCGCTGACGACCGCGGCCGTGTGAACCTGGTGACTGAAGTCACCCAGTCGATGAAGGACAGCTACATGCTTGTGCATGGAACGCCCTGGCCGGCTGGCGTCGATTTCATCCCGCAGCGCGACCGCCAAGGTCGGAAGATGCAGGAGAAGGTCAGTCGCGATGTGGTCTATGAAGGCCGAGCCCTCCAGATCGCAATCAACCGGGCCAAGCGCTGGATGCGCTCCCGTGCTGGAAAAGCGGGCACTCCGCCGGCACACATCGTCCTGGCGCTGATGGCCTTCCTCAAGGCAGACCCGCAGCAATTCCAGCACTGTGCTGACCAAGCCCGCGCATAAGGAGACCGACCATGGACCAGGACCGCATTGATGATTGGATGGAGACTGCTTCGGGCATTCGGTTCCAATTCATGAACCCCACACCCGACCAGATTGACGTCAACGATGTGGCCCTGGCCCTGTCACGCACTTGCCGGTATGGAGGCCACACCAAGCGCTTCTATTCGGTAGCTGAGCACTGCTGCCTCATGTCCGACTGGGTTCTCAAACAACCCTGGGGCGACGAGCAGAAGGCCCCTGACGGCTTTGCATCATGACGACGCCGAAGCCTATATTGGAGACCTGCCCCGTCCGTGCAAGCAGAACATTCCGCAATTCAAAGCCGTTGAAACCGGAATTGACCGGGTGACTGCCGAGCGCTTCGGTCTGGAATACCCTTTCCAAAGCTGGCTGAAATGGATGGACACTGCAATCCTTCGGGACGAACGCGACCAGGTTATGAACCAGTCAGGAAACACCTGGGCGATCGACCAGCACGAGCGCCTTGGCGTCAAGACCTGGTGGCTTATGGGTCGTTGGTCTTGGTGGGTCCGTCGTGAGTGGCTTCGCCGCCACGAGGAGCTGACCGCGAAGATAAACGGAACCTGGGAACCTGTGCCGGATTAAGCCATGAGTGTATGGGCAGCGATAGCTGCAGACTTCAAGACATTCCCCTTCTTTCACCAGCTCCGCGAGTTTGAACGCTCTGCGGAGCTGAAACGTCGTGCAATCCTATGGCAGATGAGGACAGGCAAGTCCAAGCTGATCGTGGACACGGCATGCTGGCTCCGTCGGATTGACGAGATTGCGGCGGTCATTGTGATTGCCCCCAATGGCGTTCACTCAAACTGGATTGACCGAGAGCTTCCTGCGCACCATTGGGACACGGTATCATTCTCGGCCTTGGCCTGGCGAACAGCTATTGCTGGTTCCAAAGGGGAGGCCCGGGTGAAAGCCTACGAGCGCCAATCCTGGAAGGAGCAGCACGAGGGGTTCTGGGTAACAGTGGAGGCAATGCTAAAGGACCAAGATCGGCTCGCTTGGTTCGCCCTGGCATCAGAGACCGTCACCCGAAAGGACGTTAGGAACCTGGTTGCTCGGATCGTTCGACGGAAGAAAGGTCGCATCCTCCTGGTCGTCGACGAGAGCGACGACTTCGGTGCTCCAGGCTCTAAGAAGACCATGATGATCCGGGCGTTGGCTCGGAAGGTCTCGCACAATCGCATCCTGACTGGGACCGTTGTGGAGAACAGTCCGCTCCGGGCATATAGCCAATACGAGCTGCTAGGCGAGCGGACATTGGGCTTTGAAAACTATGAGGAGTTCAAGGACGAATATGCGGTCTACCAAACGCGCAAGCTGCGGAACGGCCGGGAGTTCCCCGAGCTCAAAGAGTATCGCCGGCTTGACGACCTTAAGCGGCGGATGGCCAAACACTCGAGTGTCGTGCTCAGAAGCGACGTTTCTGACATGCCGGACCTCGTTGTGGTTCCGCGGCACATAGTCCTAACCGATCAACAGAAAGCCGTCTACCGAGACCTTATCGCGAGCACAATCCTTGAGGTCGGCGACCAGGAAATATCACTGGGTGAATACCCTCCGGGCTTGGTGAAGTTCCAGCAGATTGTGAGTGGTTACCTGGTCGACGAGTTCGGAGACGAGCACACTATTCCAGGTGGCAATCCACGGCTTGACGCCCTGGTGGACGAAGTGGAGAGAACGAACGGCCGGACGGTGGTCTGGTGCGCTTTCCGCCGCGATATGGACCAGGTTGTGGCTGCACTAAAAGCCACTGGCCGCAAGGTCTTGACTTACCACGGCCGGAGCACTGATGCTGAGAAGGCCCTCGCCCGGAAAGAATTCGCCCCCGACAAACTGGACAGCAAGTATGACGACCTGGTGGGGCATCCTAAGTCTGGAGGCCGAGGGCTAAACCTGTCCGGCGCCGACAAGATCATCTGGTATTCTCACACCACTGACGCGGTGGTCCGCTTCCAGGCCGACGAACGGGCAACCGAAGTCGGGGGCCAGAATGTCCCTGTCGTCAATTTCATTGCGCCTGGAGTGGACGAATATATCCTGGACGACATACTTGCACCCAAGGCTGAAACCGCCGAGGACGTTGCGAGGACCGGACTGAAAGAAGTGCTGGCTCGGATTGAGGTATAGTGTCCACAACGATGGTCCACATGTCCACGTCTGGGCGATATGCTGCATGAGTTCCTATTCAAGGACCCGACGAGAACATCAACCCAAGGAGAAGCCAAATGGCTGACGAAGCAAAAACCGAAGAAAAGGCGCCCAAGCGTGGCGTTGGCACCGTGGCCATGGAGGCAATCGCTGCCGGCAAAACCAACGAGGAAGCCCTGGAAGCGGTGAAGGCCGAATTCCCCGACGCGAAGACCTCACTGGCCTCGATCAACTGGTATCGCAACAAGATGCGCGCCGACGACAAGTCGGTCCCCACCGCCCGTGACCTGAAGAAGGCCGCGAAGGCTGAAGAAGCCGGCTCGGAAGACGGTGGCGACGGTGAAGGTGACGGCGACGGCGACAACGATCCCCTCGATTGATTTCAAGGGGTTCACGTCACCGAAAAAACGTGTTATAGTCAAGGGGTCAGGTGGAAACATCTGGCCCCTTTACTATTGGACGGAGAACCAAAAATGACTGACACGACCCAAAGCGACGTCCGGGCGATACTGGACACAGTGGACAACTTTCTCGATACCTGCCCCTATCTCGAGGGACTGGACCTCGAGGTCGGAGAGCCCTTCGAATTTGACAGTGTTCCCGGTGGAATGCGTTCTGAGGTTACCATCGACGGTCGTCTCTACGCCGTAACAGTGGAGCCCTGCAATGACTGAAGTCGTCGACGGAATTGAATGGTGGCACATCTATTGGGTGTTGGGGGATACTCCCCGACACGCCAAACACCGCACCATGGTCAAGAACCCACCTTGCTCAGGATGGCAGCACGCCGTCGTGATCCGAGGAGAGAAGCGGTCGACTATCTTCTGCCCGTTTTCCATGGAAGCCCACACAGTGCCCAACGGCGCCGGCGAATTGACCGGCGCTAAAGAGCCCCGTGACCCAATGCCGAAGGCCCGTCTGGTCAAGCTCATTCAGGACAAGTGGAAAGAGTGCCAGAAGATGGGCTGGTCCCGAGACTACGACACGGCCGCTCTGGTCCTCCGCAAGCTTGGCGGCGAAGTTCCTGCTCAGGTCATGAAAGGTGGAGAGGAAGACACACGCAAGAAAGGCGGCAAAGAGACGGCTTCCAAGCTTATCAAGCCTGTCAAGCGGTCCAGCAAGCGAGGCAAGTTCCTCGAGTGGTTCCTCGACAACGGTTCGAGCTGCTCGGTCCGCGAAGCCATGGCCGAATTTGGCATGAGCCGGTCCAATGCTCTCTCCTACCTTTACATGATCCAAAAGGACCACGGTATCGGCTACGTTCTCGTGGGAGACATTGCAACCGTCACGCTCCCTGATGGGTGTGACAACCCCTTCGACGCGGGTCCTCCGCCAAAGGTTGAGAAGCCTGCAGAAGACGAGGACGACGATAGCTGGCTCGAAGGCCCTGCCCCTGAGGAAGAGGACGACGATAGCTGGCTCGAGTGAGCTCCACTGTTATCAGGCCCTGGTCGCTCCGTTTGGTTACGAGCCCAGGGCCTCGTCTTATATTGACCAGGTAACCCCGACCAAGCTATGGAGCAGACATGACTTTGATCCCCGACCTTGTAGCCATGACCGAGCGCTTCGCTCGCGACATCATTGGCCTCCCGATCCCCGATGCCCCGACCCGCCTCGAGCCTGAACGCAAGAAGTGGGCAAGCGGCGCTCTAGCCGAAGAGCTGACCGAATTCATGGACGCTGAAACCCTGGAGGACGAAGCTGACGCTTTGCTGGACCTGATGTATTTTGCAGGCGGGCGTCTCATCGAGATGGGCTTGGTCCCTGGCGCGGCATTCGAAGAGGTCCACCTGGCCAACATGGCCAAGGAACGGGGCGAGCTGTCCAAGCGTCCTCACTCCAAGGGTTTTGATGCAATCAAGCCTGAAGGCTGGACGCCTCCTGACCTGAGCGCTTACTGCAACCTCCGCCGCGACGACGTCCTGACCTTGGACTTCCTGGCTCAACTGATCGGCGATCATCCTTACCCTGCTGAGCTGTCGGCCTTCGAAACCGAGGAGCAGCAAATGCCCAATGTCTTGGTCCTCGGATATGGACGCCACGGCAAGGACACCGTGAGCGAGATGCTCCGGGACAACTTCGGCTTCACGTTCACCAGCAGCTCCGAGTTCTGTGCGGAGAAGGTGGTGATGGCTGCAATCGAAGAAGCTTGGTCCAAATTCGAAGCTGCTGGCGGACACCCAGCCTTTCCGAAACCGACGATCCCCCGCTATGCCTCCGCCCAGGAATGCTTCGACGACCGGGCAAACCATCGTCAATTCTGGTATGAGGCAATCCGGGACTTCAACCGTCCTGACCTCACGGCTCTGGGCCAGGCGATATTTGCGGAGAACGACGTCTATTGTGGGCTCCGGCACAAGTCCGAATTCCACGCGGTCAAGAACGCAGGTATCCCGGATATTGTGGTCTGGGTTGACCGGTCTGACCACTTGCCGCCCGAGCCGAAAGAAAGCTGCTCCGTCGAACCCTGGATGGCGGACTTCATCATCGACAACAACGGGACCATCGAGGAGCTTGAGCTCAATGTGCTCTCCCTGTTCGATCGTCTGATGGGAGAATACAATGCAGAGTAAATCATTCCACGAAGCCTACCGCTGCCTCCTGGGCGAGCTGATGAACCATGGTGTGACTGAGACTAACGAGCGCACCCGGACCCAAATCAAGATGCTGCAGGGCGGGCATTCCTTCAAGCTCGACCTGACTTCTGGCCGTCTACCGATCGCAGGAAACCGGCGTTACTACCCTCACGTCGCCGCCGCTGAAACCGCCTGGCAGTTCATGGGCACCAAAGACCCGGCGTTCATCGTCAGCAAGGCTCCCAAGCTGTGGTCCAAGTTTGTCGAGGACGGCGAGCTGAAGACCGCTTATGGTCACCGCTGGCGAGAAGCCTTTGGGCGGGACCAGATCAAGCTGGCCGTGAAGGAGCTGATGGACAACCCGACCAACCGCCAGCTCTTCATATCCGCATGGGACCCGAGCTGTGACGGCCTGGGCGGACCTCAGCCCAAGAATATCCCGTGTCCTGTCGGCTTCACTGTCTCGCGGTTCAGGGACGACCTGCATATGAGCGTCTTCATCCGGTCCAGTGACGCCTTCGTCGGTCTGCCCTACGACGTGATGTGCTACGCCCTGACCGCCGATGCGATCGGCGCCGAAGCGGGCTTGCGACCTGCGAGCCTCCATGTCACCCTGGCCCATCCGCATCTCTATGAACCGCACTGGCTTGCAACCGAGGCTTGCTTGACGGGCACCGAGGACATGGACTGGCGGGACAAGAAGGACCTCGAGAAGGCCAGCACGTCCTGGGCTTCCAACTGTGAGCCGACTTTGCCGGCTTGGCCGATCGACGATATTCTCGAAAATCCCGACGGGTATATCGACACCGTTCGCCGTCTGTCCAAGCGTGTGACAAGCAACTCCTGGGACCCTTGCCCTGAGGTGATCGAATGACCGAAGGCGGTTTTCAAAAGTGGGACAAGCGCTTCATGCGCTTGGCCTGCGAAGCACGAACCTGGGTTAAAGGGCCTGACCTGGGTGTCGGGGCCTGTGTCGTCAGTCCAGACAACCGGGGCTTTTCGCTCGGATATTCGGGGCTTCCTCGTGGCATGAAGGACACCAACGACCGGATCACGGAGACAGAGTTCAAGGACCATCACATGGTCCACGCCGAGCTCAACGCGATCTTGAATGCGTCCCGGTCTGTTGTCGGCTGGACCTTGTATGCCACAACGCACCCTTGCTCTCACTGTGCTGGGGCGATTATCCAGGCAGGCATCAAACGGGTTGTCGCCCCAATGCCTCCCTTGCATTCTGATAGCCGGTGGGCTCCGTCTTGGGCCCATGCTCGGATGGCGTTCAAAGAAGCTGGTGTCATTTTCTTCCCCTACGAAGGAGACCTCCCATGCGATTGATCCTGGGCGTCAGTGCCGATGGGTTCCTGGCTCGTGAGAAGAACGACCGAATGGACTGGCTGGGACCTACGGACAAAGCGGTCTTCCGCATCTTGACAGGTGTCGGAGGAGTGTGTGGAGTTGGAGCCCGGTCTGCTGCCTGCATGCCTCCAAACTTGCATGGACGGGATATGGTCATACTCTCTCGAAACGGCCGGCGGCTGGAAGACTTTGCCTATAGCCACCCCGATGGCTGGCTCCTGGGTGGTCCTACTTTGGCCATGGCCGCTCTTGAGCAAGACCTCCTTTCTGAGGTCCATATCTGTCGGTCCAGTCGCAAGGCCTTCCCCGAACCCATGGTCGCGGGGGCAATTGGAGACTGCGTGACCCGCTATCTGAAGGCAAACCAGCGGTGTCCCGGAGTAAGGACCTGGTGGCATCTTGGTCTTGAGACGCCAATCGGTGACCTCAAGGTGGAACGCTGGAAGAAGTGGAAAAGCTATGAGCAGCAAGGTTCGCGAGAGTAAGCTCTGGAGCTGGTTGAAACAAGGTGGCAAGGCGTTCAAGGAGCGCCTCCACATGAGCCGGGTGGAAAACGCTGTCGGCTCAGGAATGGCGGACGTCGAAGGGTGCATGAAGCACAAGGACCATGGCATCGGCGTTCAATTCTGGATCGAGCTCAAATGCGAAAGCCGACCGGCGAGGCCAGATACGAAGATCAAAGCTCGTTTCCAGCCTGGTCAGGGTCCGTGGCATCGCCGTCGGCGCGGCTCGGGCGGTCGCACGTTTGTCTTGCTTCAGGTAGGCGCCGGAAACTCTGCGCGGCGTTATATGCTTCCCGGCGAACTGATCCCCTTAATGCAAAGAGGGATGACAGAGAAGCGCCTCGAGGAGCTTTCTATCATCCCGCCTGTTGCCTTGCATCAGGAGATTATTGAGGCCGCAGTCTACTACGACCTCCTTTAGTCAGTCCTCCTCTGTCATGCCCATAATGTGGAGAGCATACCCGATCGGGCATTCATGCTCTCCCCAATCAAACTCTCCTTCGTAGAGCTCATTCCGCCGGCAGTCCAATGCTGCAATCTCAACATCGGTTGGGGCGTCTGCGAGCTCTCCCCAAATAATGTCCCAAACGTCGTCCTCAAAGTGGAACATCAAGCTGTTGGCATGAAGGAGGGCGATGAACGCCTCTCCCTCTTCGCGTGTGGTGATCTTGTTGAACAGGAAGCTGCGGTCGGTCATTATGCACACTCCCCTTCGTTGAACATGAAGTCGGTGATTTGGGTCAGGCTCTCATTCATGTGAGCCAAAGTGCCAACATCAGCCCAGTTCAATTCATCGGGGTGAGTGTCAAAGTGCTCTTCTGCAAGAGCAGTGAGGCGTGCGAGTTTCTCTTCAATTTCCGCTTTGTGCTGCAGGAAGGTGTCCATCGCAGTGCGCTTGTTTTTGATGGTCTTGGCCATGGTCTTGTCTCCGTTGGTTGTCGCTGTTGATATATAGAGGATAATCCGAAACGCTGGTGCTGTAAACCCCCTATATAGAAAAAGATGTGGAAAACTTTTTTGGGGAAATACCATTTTTCCTGTTTACAAGCTCCGCTGTTCGGCGTAACCTATTCCTATCAACAGCGACACAATGGACAAAAGGAGCCCACGCTATGACCTACGAAGAGATGATCGAAAAAACCAACGCTCAGCTGGTCGACTACCACAACGAGCTTGCCGCCCAGTGCGGATCGAACGACCTGAAGGCTTGGAAGAACGCCAAGACCAAACTGATCGAGCGGATCGAAGGCCTGCAGGCCCAAATCGAAGATGCTGCGATCGACGCCGAGGACGACGAACTGACCTCCGTCACCGTCAACAGCGAAACCTTCGAACAGGTCGACAGCCCTATCGAAGAACCTGCCGGCGAACCGATCCCTGCAGAGGCGATCGAAGATGAAGACCCCGAGGGTGACGGTTCTTTGGAAGACGCCCTGTCTGACGAAGACGCCGACGAAGAAGAGCCCAAACGCACGATCAAAGCAGCGTCGGTTGACTTGCTGTGCCACGCGGCTTACTATGAGAACCGCGACGAGAAGTCGAGTGACGACAACCGCGTGGGCGAAGATCATCCGAAAGCCCGCAGCGTTGGCCTCGCCTACGACGAAATCATCGCCCGCATTCAGGAAGAGTTTCCGGGGTGCAACACCTCCGTCGCATGTCTTCGGTGGTATTCTGTGAAAATCCGTGTGGAAGAGCACGGCTATGAAGGCCTGAAGTTGCCGCAGCGTCGCCCTCGTGCGAAGCCCAAGACTGCAGGGTAAGGAGAACCAATGACCGAGACAATCCAAAGCATGAAGCAGCGGCTTGCCGAACAGGAGGCTTGGGGTAAGTGGAACACCGCCCCTCTGGCCAATCGGATAGCCGCTGCAGAACGGGAGGCGATGTCTCCCTCGCGGCACCTCCTCCATGATATGGCAGGGGGTGCCTTCGAAGCCACGATGCTTGTTGCGGGATGGGCTTTCACACTAGCGCCTTTTGTGGCCATGGTCAAATCATGGATTGGTTGATCCTCTATATCCTGACGGGAATTGGCTTCACGGAAGGGATTGAGTATGCCAACCGCGTTCTCAAGAACCATAAGAACCGTTTGGGGGTCGTCGGCTATCTGTTCATGATGCTACTGTGGCCTATATTCCTGACCCTCTTTCTGATTGGACTGAGCAAATGACCCATGTGTGGATCAACGGTATTCGCCACTATCCGGCTGAACCCCTGGACGAAGAAGGTGTTGCCGAGCTGATCGAGGAAGGCTGGGACGACCAGTTGATCCTCCTGGACGGCAAGCCCTATGACACCGAAGACTTGTGCCAATGTTCCAGTTGTGAAGCGTTCTTCACCTGGCGAGGTGATTTGGACGATGAGCTGGAATGTGAAGACTGTGCAGAGGAAAGCCGCCAAGCCGCCGAGGAGCAGCGGGACCTTGAAAGCTGGGCACGGTGGGCTTGCAGATAGCCTCATGGCGGTATCCTGGAGACGGCTAGCTACGACATACTGAGCGTCGAGCATTCATCCAAATCCAGGAGAGAAGGAAAGCCATGAGCTATGGACCCAAACTCGTGTTCAGCGACCAGCTGCACGCAGAGAAATATCGCCTAGTCGACGAAGACTATCGCGGGAAATGCAACCGGGTGGCGGGAGCCCTTGCAGACGACGACGATCACTTCCGCGCCTATCGTGAAATAACCCTTGACCAACGCTTCCTGGAAGCCGGCCGGGTCCAGTCAGCCATCGGCGCTCCGAAGCTGGTCACGCCCTACAACTGTTTCGTCAGCCAGACAATCGAGGACAGCACAGAGGGCATCTGTGACACCTTCTCCCGAGCCTTCCAGACGATGCGAATGGGCGGCGGTATCGGATACGACTGGTCGACCCTCCGTCCTAACGGAGATATGATCGTCAAGCTGGACAGCAACTCTTCGGGCCCCATTTCGTTTATGGGTATCTTCTCCGAGCTGTGCCATTGCATTGCGTCTTCGGGTCACCGTCGAGGCGCTCAGATGGGTGTCCTTCGCATTGACCACCCGGACATTGAAGCCTTCATCCGCATCAAGCAAGACTTGACCAAACTCACGGGCTTCAATATCTCCATCGCCGTCACGGACGAATTCATGGAGGCCAAGGCGTCGGGCAAGCCCTTCACGCTGCGTTTCAACGGTCGGGCATATAAGCAGGTTGACCCAGTCGCCCTTTGGGAAGAGGTTATGCGGTCCACCTGGGACTTCGCAGACCCTGGCGTCTTGTTCATCGACACCATCAACCGGATGAACAACCTCTATTATTGCGAGACGATCGCTGCGACCAACCCCTGTGGGGAGCAACCGCTTCCGCCGAATGGTGCGTGTCTCCTGGGTTCCCTCAACCTGGTCCGCTATATCAAGCAGGATGCTCTTGGCCGACGGTATTTCGATTGGGCTCAGTATCGGGCAGACATTCCGCACATCGTCCGCGCCATGGACAATGTGGTCGACCGGGCAATCTATCCTCTCGAAGAGCAGAAAGCCGAGGCCATCTCGAAGCGCCGGATGGGTCTTGGGTTCACAGGCCTTGCCAACGCGGGCGAAGCTTTGGGCTTTATGTATGGGAGCCCTGGGTTCATCGAGTTTGAGCTCCAGCTTCTGGACGAACTCAACCACCATGCCTATATGGCAAGCAGCCTGCTGGCCGCAGAGAAAGGAAGCTTCCCGCTTTTCGACGCCGACTTGTTCCTAGCTGGTGAATACGCCAAGCAGCTGGACGACGAGGTCCGGGCGTCCATCAAGAAGAATGGTCTGCGGAACAGCCACCTGACTTCAATCGCGCCGACTGGCACCATCTCCTTCGCCCACGATTACATCTCAAGCGGTTGTGAACCAGTCTTCGGGTTCGAGCAGCTGGACAAAGAGGGCAAGCTCCTTGGATATTCCTACGACGGGAAGCGCAAGGTGCGGATGAAGAGCGGCGAGATTATCACGGACGTATCCGACTATGGCTTCCGCGAGTTCGGCGTCGAAGGCAAGATGAGCCACGAGGTGACCATCCAGGAGCACCTTGACGTGCTGCTCGCTGCTGCCGCCCGAGTGGATAGCTCCGTCTCAAAGACCATCAACACCGACGGCTCAGTGCCTTGGGATACCTTCAAGGGCATCTACGATCAGGTGTGGGAGCGCGGAGGCAAAGGCTGCACGACGTTCAATAAGGACGGGAAGAAGATGGGCATTCTCTTGGGGACAATCGTGGATGAACCTGACCGTCCGGATACTCCGAAAGACGGGGCGACATGCGAAATAAACCCCGACGGCTCAAGGGACTGTGGCTAAAAAGCCGTTCGGTATCAAAGCCGTAGACAGACACGAGCCGCACGGAGCCCGAAAGCTTCGTGCGGCTTCTCTATTAGTCCAGAATATGGCTTCCGGCTGTCACGGCTGCGTTTCCCCGAATTATTCCGCGGTCAGTTTGGCATAGGCCTCCTTGTGATGGTTCTTCAAGGTATTGAGAAGCTGGACGGCGGCTTGGGTTTGGGAGTTTGTGCAGACTGTTACCGGGCGGTTGTTATAGAACCCAGTCCACTTCATGGTCCGGCCGATCGGTGTTCCGCGAAGGCACCCGAAGACTTTGCCGTTCAGCGCGACGTCCATACGGTCAATGGTCCGCTTGGTCTTGGTCAGGCCTTCGTATTTCTTGCCGATGTATGTGAGGGTCATGATCTATTCTCCGTTGCTGTTGAGAATAGAATACACGACCCCAGCTGGGAAGTAAACCCCCTCGGAGCACTTTTTTCCAATTTATTTTCGGGGTGGGTAGTTCATGCCCATACCGGCGTTCCCAGCGATACATCTCCTCGCAGTGTCTATGGCGTTTCCGCCGGACCACGATGAAGACCCCGTCCATAATAAGGACAAAGGCCCACCACTTTCTGCGATAGGCCCTTGCACAAAGCATCTCGTCCCGACCGCCTAGGCCGCGATTGATGATGCGGGATATTGTTGAAAGTCTTGTTAGAGAACCGGCTCCGTCCAACGCCCCGTCTCCCCTTTCTCTTGGTGGTAGGTGATGGAGCAAAGAGAACGTCCGCTCTTGTATCCAGCTCCATGGTGATAAGCGTCCTGAGGAATTGGAGCCTGGTGGGTTTCGCCGATAACTCCGCCGTCCTCGAACATGTATTGATTTTTATGATGGATGTGGAAGCCGTGCGCGTAAGCCACCGAAGTCCGTCCCCACATCTCACGCTTGTAGGTCGACATGATCCGAGGGAGCTCAGTCAGCTTCACCTTGTGGCCATGGTTGGCGCCTAGCATCACCTTGCCCCATTCATAGAACCAGAAGTCCCCTGGGTCCACATCAATGAGCACGTCGTCCTGGTTGCGATACCAGGCATGGGAGATACCAGGCGGCGGCAGACGCGAAAAGCTCGTCATGGTTGCCCGGTAGGATGCGGACCACAGTCTGCTCGTGCTTCTGCCGAGAGAGCTCGACCTGGAACACAAGCAGTTTCATGGCCTCTTCGGTCACCTTCGAGAAGCGAGTGTCGACGTCCAGAGCGTTCTTGCTGCGGTCGGTCTGGTTGTTCTTGTTGTCTGCGTGGATGAGGTCTCCCCCACCCAGGATCACGCCTACCTTGGATTTGGGGGTAAAGCGATCGACTTCCACCATCGTGTCCTTAAAACAGGCCATGGCCCGTCTTAGGTCCCAGGCTTCACCGGTTTCCCGGCCCCAGGCATACATTCCAAGATGAAGGTCAGGGAGAGGGCGAAGGGTCAAGCACTGTTCGGCGACACCTTCAGGGTCATAGGATCGGTTGGGAGCTTCGAAGTCGCCGACCAGCTGGGGCGCCAGGGAGCTGAGAGCGTCAAGGACGGACATTGCCTGGTGGGCTTCGGGTTTGATCCGCAGCCATTGCTGCAGTAGGTTCCCTTCGCCGTCAACCTGGACCGTGCTCTTCTCTGTAGCCCAGGCTGGGGGCATCTCGAAGTCACGGGTCTCTTGAGATTTTGTACGGATAGAGGAGAACCGGATTTTGCCGGATTTGTCCAGCTGGTGGTTCTCTCTGAGAATTTCGAAACCTGGCGGGACGACTTCGTCCAGGTAGCGCTGATCGAGGTTGCGCTTCAGGGCCAGCTTGACACGCTTTGAGACCGTATCACGATGTAGACCCATGGCCTTCGCGGCTTTGGCGTATCGCTTGCCGTTGGCCTTCCATGCGACCAGGGCCGCAAGACAGTCTGTGTCGGACGTCTCGCGACCCTTGATTGGATATTTGTCTGAGCTCATGAAGGTGCCTCGCTACTTATCCCTACTTTGCGTGTAGGGGTTTCTTAGTTCCCGCCCCGCAACATGGCCTGGAAGCCAAGCCACAAAGCGGCGCCAATACCTGAAACGGCCAAGCCCACGACGGTCAGCATTCCTTTGTTCTGAACCCCATCCATCGCCTTCCTCCATTTGCGGAGGTGCATCATGTCGGCTTTGAATTCCTCGGACGTTATCATGTCCCTGAGTTCCCTCAGGGCCTGCATGTCCTTTTGCACTTCGAAAGGGTCGTTTGCGTCGACCCCCAGCGACGTGAGCGTCTGAGCGACGGCCTTTCCTGCGGCTTCGTCCGCTACCTGTTGCATGAGTGCCTTTGTGTGTTCGTCCATGGATTTATCCTCGCGGTGGGGTTGCGTCGGCTGGCAGCTCTCCCCGGTAATACCGGAGGCGCCACCTGGCTTCGGTGATCCACCGCAGCAGCTCGGCCTGGTTGAGAGAGAGGCGCTCGTAATCCTCAGGCGTCAATCCGATGAAGACCCATTCCAGGTCTTCCGGAACCGTGTCGGGCGTCAGGACCACCCAGTCGACTTCTTGCAGGTCAACAGGCTGAGGGTCCGGGACGGAGGCTCGCTCAGGAGGACGGACGACCTCAGTCGGGACAGTCCGCACCTCCAGCTCCCGTGGCGCACTCGAGCAGGCGGATAGCGCGATCAGAGCCGTCATTGATACGAGGCTCAATGAGACCCGGGCGCTGGAACGAAAGTCTGCGAAGATCGTGTTCTGAAAATAGGGCATTTAGCCTCCGGGTTTCTTGGGTCGCTGCAAGCTGGACCCGTTCCATCTCTTCCATTCGTGCTGAGAGCTCGGCCAAGACCTGGTCCCATTCGCTGATCGCCGCAGTCTGAGCGTCGATCGTAGTTTGCTGGGTTCCGACAGCCGTCTCCAGGACGGCATTGTTGGCCTTGAGGATGTCCCGCTCTGAGAGCAGGCTCGTATAGTGGCGATACCCGAGACCAATAATAGTCGCCATTGCTACCGTGAGTAAACCGGCGATTGCGAGTTTCACCTTACTGAAAACCAT